AATAAAGAAAATATTGTATATGTAAAAATAAAAAATGGAATATTCAAATGCTATAAATCAGAACAAATGCACAAACCAATTTACTATCCAGTTGAAAGTAAAACAAATGGATATATTGATTACTATGATGTAATTGAAATATTAAATATTGATGATTTGTACGAACAATGCAAAAAACAAAGAGAAGTAATTGATAAAGCAATAGAATTAACTAAAAATCTTTTAAAAACCGAAGATAGAGGCTATTATCAAATATTATTTAAAGAAATATTAAAAAGTTTAGGAGATAAAGAATGAATAAAGAAATATTAGAAATAACAAAAAAATTTCACGATATGTATGAAAAATTGGCTAGTGAATATACTTACGAAACAAGAGAAGATACAAAAGTATTTGATATTAATTCAAACAATGGAAAACTTATGTATGCAACAGTTAATAAAATTGTAAGTCCTATTTTAAAAGAAAATGAACAGCTAAAGGATAATTGGAATAAGTTAAAAGAAATTATAAAAAAAGAACAAGACTATTATATGTATCGTAAAGATAATAGATATAGGGGATTTTTATATAAACTTTCGGAAAAGATGCAAGAACTAGAACAAGGAAGTGATAGTAATGAAAATAATTAAAAATAATGTAGTTTTATTAAAAGGCGATTGTTTAGAATTAATGAAAGATATTCCAGATAAGAGCATAGATTTGATAGTAACAGACCCCCCATATTAGGAAGTGCAAGTAGAATAGGGATGGACTTTGGAGAATGGGATAAAGGATTTGATTTAACAAATTATATAGATTTATTTCCACGAATATTAAAAGAAAACTCAAATGTGGTTATTTTTAATGCTTGGGAGAATTTAAGGGAAATAAAAGATGCTTGTGAAAAAAATAATATATCAATAAAAAGATGTTTAGTTTTGAATAAAAGCAATCCTGCACCATTTAATAAAGACAGAATGTTTGTAAACGATGTAGAATTTGCTTTATGGGGTGTCTATAATTCAAAAAATAAACCTACAAAATGGACTTTCAATAGATTAAATAAATTAGAAAAATGTTGTATGAATACAACAGTACAAAGTAGTAAATTACACCCTACTATGAAAGATATAAAAATTATAAAACATTTAGTCGAATTGTTATCTAATGAAAATGATGTAGTATTAGATTGTTTTATGGGTAGCGGAACAACAGGAGTTGCTTGTAAGAAATTAAATAGAAAATTTATAGGAATAGAACTTGATGAAAAATATTTTAATATAGCAAAAGAGCGAATAGAAAAAATAAGTTTGGAGGGGTAATGTGAAAAACAATGATTATAATTTTAGAGTAATATTGTTATGTTTATTAAAAAACGTTATAAGTTTAATTTGCTTTACTATTTTAGCAGTAGTATTTAAACATTGGTGGATAGTATTTTTTAGTTTATTATTTTATTCTTATACGGAAAAAGAAAAATAGAAAGGTTTGTGAGGTTATGAATGAAAAAATAAATACAATTAGTGAAGAACAAGTTTTACATAATGAATTAAGTTTTGAAATAAATCAAGAACTTATACATTTAATGAAACTAATAGTTGAAATACAAAGAGTAAACAAACAATTAAAAGATAATAATATGTCTATGCAAGAAGAGATGGCTAGAACGTGGGAAAAGGCAGATTTATATAAAGAGGTTATTAAGGAAGTAAGGGAATATATAGAAGATTGGTTATTTGATGCGGGTGGAAATGGTGCTTCAATGACTTATGAAGATATAAATGAACTATTACAAATATTAGATAAAGTGATAGGGGATTATAAATAATGATAATAAAACCACACTTTGAATTTAATAAATATGATTTCGGTCTTGGGATTGTATTTAGAAGAGAAAATGAAAGTAAAAAATATATTAGAAAATATAAAACAATAAATTATATATTTGGAGTTATATTTTTATGGTTTAGTTTTGGAATTGAAGTAGAAATAATAAGAGGAAAGCAATATGAAAATAATTAGGAAAGAAATTTTTGAGACTAATAGTTCGAGTACGCACAGTTTAGTGGTGCCAAAAAAGGTGGAAAATGAAAGTTATTCTATATATGATAGTTTAGACCATGATTATGCTTTTGGTAGAGGGGAAAGTAGATTGGTTCAACATTGATGTTTACTTGAAGGGAAATTAATAAAATTTCCCTTTACTTATATTAAAAAGTATGTTATAATGTAGAAAAGATAGGAGGGAATTCATGATAAAACTTAATGATAAATATTTTATTGATTTTGACCCTTGCAATATTATGTTGAAAGAAAGAAAAATAGGCAAAACAGGCAAAAGTAAAGGGCAAGAAATGTTTGATGTCATTGGTTATTATACTTCTTTTGATGAACTTGCAAATTCTATGTTGAAAAAATGTTATTTAGATGAAGGAGATGTCTCTTTTAAATCTCTTAAAGATATTCAAAATTTAATGATAGAATTAAAGAATGAAATAGTAGAACAAATAAAAAAAGTAGTTAATGAGAAAGGAGAAATCAAAAATGAAAGTAATAAGGAATAAAGTTTTTGAAACTAATTCGAGCAGCACACATAGTTTAACTTTTAATAAGAAAGAAAACGATAATTTTTTAAGTCCAAATAGCGAATTAGTAATACACTTTATAGACACAAATGATTATGGTATATTTTCAACACTAAATGAAAAAGTTTCATATTTAGTTTCACAAATTATTAATAAATATAAATATGGAGCCTTAAATTATCAAGATTTAATTAACGATGTGGAAGAAGATTGGGATTTTAGAAGAATAAAAGAATATATAAGAAATAATTATAATAAAGAAGTTGTATTTCCTGAAAAATATTATGGAGATTTGGATGACATTGTTCAAATCAATCATCAATTAACTGATTGGTATGACTTAGATGATTTATTAAGAGATATATATAGTTATGACCACGATTTTTTAGAGGAAGTATTATCTCCAAGCAGCAAAATTGTTATAGGAAGGGATTAATATGGAAAAGAAAATACATTTTTATGAAGTTGAATATGCTAGCGGAATTTTAAGAAATAATGGAAGACAAAATACCATCATTTATTCTACAAAAAAATTAAATGAAGGGAAATTTATTATAGCAGAACATATTGATTGTGGCGTTTTTATCGCAAGAGTTGTCAAAGATGTAACTGATGAAAGTTATTATGATAAATCTAGCGTGGAATATAGATATTTAAAAGATATAAACCTAAATGATTGGATAGAAGAAATAGATAGAAAGAAAAGAAAAGAAGAATTAGAAAGAGAGATGCAATCTAAATTTGCTGAACTCGATAAAAAGAAAAAATATGAATATTATGCCCAATTTGATGATGAATTTAAAAAATTATTTGATGAATATTCTGAATTGAATAGCAAAAATGTTTATTAATTAGGAGATAAAATATGAAAATAATAAGAAATAAAATATTTGAAACCAATTCAAGTTCAACTCATGTAATAACAATTCCTAAGAATATAGATAAAGATAATATTGGAAAGCACCCTTCAATTCACTTTAATATTGGAGAATTTGGCTGGGAATATAGTAAATATGATTTAAAAGATTATATATGGACGGCTATTTGTTGTCTTCATCCTAATGAAATTAATGACTATAAAAAAATGATTATTGATATAATTTCTCCATATTTTAATGAAATAACATTTGAAGAGCCCGACTTTGGGTTTTGGAAAGATGAAGACGAAAACAAGCATTATTATTTAAATAGTGGATATATCGACCACAGTTCAGAATTAGAAGATTTTGTTAGTGATATTTTTGAGAACAGAGACTTGTTTGTTAATGCCATTTTAGATGGATATGTAAGAACTGGAAATGATAATGATGATGGCTATGATTTAGATGATTTAGATGATAGTCCGGATTATTATCATTACTATAAAGGAAATTAAAATGGAACCAAGAAAAAATTTTTATGCTAATGAAATGAATTATGAGAGAATGGATAATCAACTTAATGAAGTAATTAGCAATTTAACATTAAAAGAAATCTTAAAAATGATTAGGGAAATAAGTTATGATATGGTTTGCTATTATGATGAATATAATAAAGGTATAATTTATCAAAGTGATGAATATTCAGAAATAAATAGAGAACAAGCATGTAGATTACAAAGATTATTATCTACTGCCTGTGATTTGTTTGCTCAATCAATAATAGAGAAAAGAGAGTTTGAAGAGGGTTATTTAGAACAATGGACTAGCGGTGGGGCATTGTTATTAAAGATTTCAAGATTAGAAGAAGAAATAAAAGGGTTAAAAGAAATAATTAAAAATTTAAAGGAGGAATTAGAAAATTATGATTAGTTTAGAAGATTATTACAAAGAAATTTATGTTGGAGAATATAGTCCTGAACAAGGATGCTATAATATTTGTTCAGTTAGTGAGATGTTAGAAAATAATAATAATCATATGGAAAAGAAGGAATATAGTGGATATATACCTCTATGTTTTGGGAATTCTATGAAAGAAGTTTCAGAAAAAATAGACATATTAAAAGAGAAATATGGAAGACCTGGAACTTGGCTAAAAAAAATGAAGGAGAATAAATAATGAGATTAGTTAGAAAAAATGTTTTTGAAACTAATAGTTCTAGTACACATTCTATTACTATGTGTAGTGAAAGCGATTTTGATAAGTGGAAAAAAGGGGAAATGTATTGGAATAGATGGAATGAAAGTTTAGTTTCTAAAGAAGAGGTAGAAAAAGAAATGGCTAAACTTAAAGAAGAATTTATATCAGAACATCCTGATTATGACAAAGATGATATAGATTGGGAAGAGCAATTAGAAGATTATTTAAATTCAGATAAAGAATATTATACATATGAAGAATTTAATAACTATGATTATATAGAGTATGAAACATTTGAAGATAGTTATGATGGCGTAGTTGCATTTGGTTATTATGGAATGGATATGTAAATGATAGAAAAAGAAATTTGGAAAGATATACCTAATTATGAGGGTTTATATCAAGTTAGCAATTATGGTAAAGTTAAAAGTTTTTTATCAAATAAAATTCTAACGCCAAGAATTTCTCGTTATGGTTATTTAAGAGTAAGTTTAAGAAAAGATGGATTAACTAAAGATTTTTATATTCATCGTTTAGTTGGAGAGGTATTTTTAAATAAACCAAATTATAAATGTGAAATTAGTCATAAAGATACTAATAAGCAAAATAATGTTTATACTAATTTAGAATGGGTTACACATAAAGAAAATCAAAATAATCCAATAAGTGTAAAGAAACAATTAGGAAAAAATAATCATAGTTTTGGTAAAAGTAATGATTATAATAGTTATAAAAATAGATGTTATAAAATAAAATGTATAGAAACAAACAAAATATATTTATCTATACATAAAGCTTCAAATGAAACTGGAATACCATTTAGTAGTATTCAACATCATTTAAAAGGCTATTTAGATAATGCTGGTGGTTATCATTGGCAAAAATTATAGAGAGGTGATTTTATGAATAAATTATTAAATAAATATAAAAATGGTAATGCTATTATTTCAATATTTGATGATGGTACAAGAATTACTGAATTTCCTGATAATGAAAAAATTAATTTAGATTTTCCATTAAGTATAGATTTGTGTATAACTAATTATTGCACTCGTGGATGTTTATTTTGCTATAATAATAGCAATTCTAAAGGTAGACATGCAGACATAATGAATTTAAAATTTATAGATACAATGCTTCCCGGAGAAGAAGTTGCTATCGGAGGGGGTAGCGCTACAACACATCCAGATTTAATACCTTTTTTAGAAAAGTTAAAAAGTAAAGGACTTGTAGCAAATTTAACCGTTAATCAAGGAGAACTTATAGATAATATGCAACTTGTTAATGATTTAATTGAAAATGATTTAATTCATGGGTTAGGAGTATCCTTTACTGAACCTCAAGACTTAATTTATAAAAATATGGAACAACCAAATATGGTAGTTCATTTAATAGCCGGAGTGCATGATAAAGAAGTTTTTGATTACTTATCTCAATTTAACCTAAAAATATTAATATTGGGTTACAAAGATATCGGTCGTGGATATTATTATAAAGATGCAATGGATGGAGAAGTTGAAAGAAAAATAGAATGGTTAAAAAATAATGTTCAAGAATATTTTGATAAATTCAATTGTGTTTCTTTTGACAACATTGCTCTTAAACAATTAGATATTAAAAACAAATTGTCTCAAAGTGAATGGGATGAGTTTTATCAAGGAGATGATGGGACTATTAGTTGTTATATAGACGCTGTTAATCAAAAAATAAGTAAAAGTTCATTAGAGAAAGAAACTTTGCCTTTAGAAGATGACATAAAAACAATCTTTAAAAATATTAAAGAAAAATTTGGAAAGTAGTTGACTTAAAACTACTTTTTTGTTACTATTAATTTGTAGTCAAGAATTAGTTACTATACACTTCCTGAACTACAGAGTCCCCCTGACTAAAGAAGAATACAAATTCTTCTTTTTTTATTGATTTTTATTACAAAATATGATATAATGTATATATAGACTAGGAGGGAAATGATGGACACAACTGAATTAGGTGCTGGAAGTTATCCTGAACCACCTGAACCAAAAGAAAAATTATATAAATTTGAATTTAGAGGACTAGCAGAAGGCTATGGATATGTTTATGCTGAGGATGAATTTTCTGCATCATTAAAGGCTAGTCAACAAGATTACGATAGTATAGAAGACATACAACTTATAGAAGTAGAAGAAATAACAAGAGTGGAGGAAGACTAATGGATAAAGAATATAACTTAATAGTGAAATTATTTAATGGTACAATAAAAGAAAAAATAATTATATTAAAAGAAATAGAAGAAGAGTTAAAAAAATATCAATGGGAAGAAGTGCAAGAAGTTAATTTAAGAGAGGCGAAAAAGAATGGAACAAGTAAAATCTTGCGACCTTGAATTAGGAAATTTATTTTTTAATCATAATAATACTCAATCTTATATATTGCCCAGATATGCCGGAGTTTTAATGAATGATATTCGTGAAAGGCTTGATAACATTTTAGGAGTTGAAGACAATCCTTTCGACAATACAGGAGAAAAATTTAAAATAGATGGCGTCTTTGAAATAGAGGCTTATAACTGGAATGATGATTATGAACAACCATACAATTTCAAATATAAAAATATTGAAATAAATTGGTACAAATATTTAGGTAGAGACACAACTATTAATGGAAATTACACTCCTGAAGAAATAATTAAAATGTATGATGATTGTGTTGACGCAATTAATGATTATGTAAAGAAGCATAAAATAGGAGAAGATGAAGATGTGTGGATTTAAAAGTAAAATTATTAATGATGAAGATAATGATTTTGGTAATATTATGATTATGGCTCTTAGATATGCTTTAGGGAGAAGAACATATGTTACTAGCGAAGTTTCCGATTTTATTAAACAAAATAAAATGCATCTTACTGAAGTTAATAAATCGGTGATGATAAGGGATATTGAGAAATATTTAGACTCAAGAGAAAAGGGTTTTATTATAGATGATGAATGTGACAAGGACTCTTTTGTAGATTTATTAAATTTTTTAAAAGCAGGTGATGAAATTGAGAAAAAGGAAACTCAAATGGGTAGAAATCAAAGTTTTTAATAGAGTTATTTGGATTAAAAGAGAAGAAATAACTGATGTTCAATACATGGGTGTATTACAAAGGGACGGACAAACTATTAAGTTATATAAAGTTTTTTTAAGTGACGGTAGTGTAATACCTCAGTGTGAACTCGAAAGTGATGAAATTTATGAAGAATTAATAAAAAAAGATTTGACAAAAGATAAATAATATGATATAATGTAATAGAAGTTAAGATATAGAAATTGACTTTCTTCATAGCAGTTGAGTGAAACGGATAATCACATTGGGCTCATAACCCGAGAATAATGGGTTCGACTCCCATAACTGCGACCAAATTGCCTGTTGGTGAAATTGGTAACACACACGACTTTGACTCGTGGATTTCTAGGTTCGAGCCCTGGACAGGCAACCAAAATTTAGTCGCTATTATTTTAGCATATTAAGACCCATTTCTTTTTGTTAGAGCACTTTAGTGCTCAATGGGCGGTTAGTTCAGTTAGTTAGAACGCCTGTCTTGCACACAGGAGGTCATCGGGGCGGAGCCGATACTGTCCACCATATAATGTTATTACATCCTTTTTAGGAGAGAACCTGATGCGGAAGAAGAAATTCATCGAAATTAGGAAAAAGAAAAATTTTAATAGTTACTCTTTGTAAAACGAGCGTCAACGGAAACTAATTAGTTTAAAAAAAGTGATTTTAACATTCTCTTTTATATCAACATTTGCAAAAAGCCTAAAGCGTTTGTTTCAAATATTTTTTCTTCTTATTGTTCTCAGGTTTAAAATGTTTAATCACCCTCGAAGCGGTTTTAAGACTTACATCAAAATTAGGGATTTGAAATGTTCTGTTAAAACATATCAGTAGTCTTATTCTTATTCTCGAGGGTTTAATTATAAGGAGAATATTATGAGTAAAATTAGTAAAGTGGTTAAAATTCAAAGAGAAATTGAAACAAAAAAACCTATTGTTAATTATATGGGAGGGATTTCATATAAATTTGACCCCCTTAATACTTTAAAAATGATTTCTGCATCATCTATATTTGCAGAACCACAGTATTATAGGACTTCTGGATTACGAGATAGAGGCTTCTTCTTACCACATTCAAATGAAAAGAAATATCTAATATTTGATATTCCTGAAGGCATGACCTCTTCTGAATTAATGATAAAAGCAATTAATGAGTCTTTAGATTACAATTTTGAAGAAACTATTAAGTGGGCTTTAGAATTAAGAAATGATTATTATATGAGATTGAATCCTCAACTAATCATGGTTTTAGCATCAGTTCATCCTAAAAGAAAGGAGTTCACTGAAAAATATCCTGGTACTTTTAGAGAAGCCAATATGGAAATCATGCGCAGAGCCGATGAACCAGCAACTCAATTATCTCTATATTTATATATAAACGGTAATAAAAAAAAATTGCCATCAATTCTAAAGCGTTCTTGGGCTGATAGAATAAACAAGATGTCAAGATATGAAATAGGAAAATATAAAAATGCCGATATAGGTTTAATAGATACTATTAGAATATGCCATGCAAAAAGTAATCTTGTAGATGAACTAATGAAAAGCGGAACAATAGAGGTGGATGAAGAGACTACTACCTGGGAAAGACTTCGCTCTGACGGTAAGAGTTTTAAAGAAATATTAAAAACCATTGAACTTCCACATATGGCTCTTTTAAGAAATTTAAGAAATATATTTAAAGAGTTAGATGAAGATGTAGATAGAGAATTTGCTTATAATATTTTAAATAAATTAGTTTCAGGTGTTAAAAATGGTAAGCAATTTCCTTTTAGATATTATCAAGCATTAAATCAAATAAAAAATAATGAAGATGTAAAATTCAGAACTTTGTTAATAGATAAACTTGAAGAGTGTATAGATATTAGTGTAGAAAATATGCCAAGATTAAAAGGTAAGACCGCTTGTTTATCTGATAATTCTGGCAGTGCTTGGGGAACATTTAATAGTGAATATGGAACTATGACAGTTGCAGAAATTGACAATTTAAGTTCTGTTATCACTGCTATGAATAGCGATGAAGGAGAGGTATATGCTTTTGGGGATAGATTAATGAATTTCCCTATTTCAAAAAGAAATGGCGCCTTGACTCAAGCAGCAAATATATCAAAAGAAGCGAAGAGGGATGTTGGGGGAGGAACTGAAAATGGGATTTGGTTATTCTTCCAAAATGCTATTGACAATAAAATAAAATATGATAATATATTTATATATTCTGATATGCAAGCAGGACATGCTGGGCTTTATGGAAAAGGAAGTTCTTATGTAGTTGATGGTGAAAACTATGCTACAGGAGAAGGATATACTAAATATATAGATGTTCTTAAATTAATAAATAAATATCGTTCTGCTGTTAATCCAAAAGTGAATATATTTTCTGTTCAAACAGCAGGATACAATAATGTTTTAATTCCAGAATATTTATATAGAGGCGCTCTTCTATATGGCTGGACGGGAAAAGAATGTGCTTTTAGCAAAACAATTATTGAACAATGGGATACAATAGAAAACAAATAATATGCTACTTTATAGGTAGCATCGGGTAGATATAATTCCAATTTGTGTTTGGAAGTGCTACATTGACCTCTGCAGCGGGTGTGAAACGAATGTTCTTTATATATCTATCCAATGGTGCCTATTAGAGTTGTAAGCGCCTCAACGATATAACGCACTAGCCTTAATGGCTGGTGTACTGGATGATAAAATATAGAATTAAATTGTTTTGCTAGATTCTTCTTTTTATCTCTAGTGCAGCATCTATTAAGGTGCTATAGATATAAAAAATAGTTGTGGTAAAAGGTATGAATTGTGAACATAAGCATCTCAAAACTTATTGTTTGCAAGTAAATCCTCAAAAGTAGTGATTAATATTAGTTGCAAATGATATTAATGTAAATAACCTTTATATCTATATTTATAATCTCCTGTTCTGATTATTTTTTAAAATTTTTATTCATTTTTTTTAAAAAACTCCTTTCAGAATAGATATGAGCCTCTTATGAGGCTCTTTTATTTTCATGATAAATCATATCTCTTATTATTAAACTCTTTTCTACGGGCTTGTAATACCTTTTAAATTTGATTTTAATTATTTAAATGCTAAAAAAAAAGGAATCCTTATTTGGATTCCTCTTCTAGTTCTTTTTTAACCCATTCAAGGGTTCTCATTGCAATTGCGGATTCATTATTATTATCCTCAAACATTTGTAAATCATCTTTTAATGCACAAAGCATTTTATTACCATCAATAGGATTTTCAATACTTTCTAAAACACTTTCTATTTTTTTTATTTTTTCTTCTCTTTGCTCTTTAGGAATAAAAGCAAGAACATCCATAAGAACATTGTCGCATAAACTATTATAATTATAGAAAAATGGTTTAAATTTCTCTATTTCCTCATTAATCTTTTCTTTCATATATATCTCCTTATTTTACATTTTGGTCAAGACCATGTTTAACTCTGTCTCTTTCTTCTGCTTTTTTACCATTATTAAAACGGTCTAGTGTTCCGACTAAATAGCCTGTACATTATTGGACTATCCCTTACCCCTTGGGGTGACCGTGTCTAGTCTCTACGGTGAGATACTCGATATCATAATCATATATGTGTTTTCTATTTTTTGTTAGTTTCCATTCTATAGTTGTAAATGGTACATTATATAATTGTGACAAATATATGGCAGCATCTTTTTTACAATGGAAAAATTGTTTTTGTCCATTTTTAATTATATTTAAAGGTTTGTGAGGAAATTTAGGAGTATAAGTTTCTCTATTATCAGAATATATTACTTCTAATCCTTCTATATATTTATAACTTCTTGATAATTGGTCTAAATAATGCTTATATTTCTTATTATATGTTTTCTCTAGCCAATATGAAGCCTGTCTAAAACTATTAAAATTATAATTTCCTATTTTTATCGGAATATTTGTTCTATCTAAATTTACATATAATTTATCTATAAATTTATCATACTGTCTATTTTTCATTTGTTCACTACGAGTAGCATACCTTAAATTTGTATAATGATTATTTAATTTATTTTGGTCTATATGGTCAACTGTACATCCAACCGGACATTTGCCTAACCAACACTCTGCTACTAATTGATGAACTGATTTGTGGATTGATTTTCCTTTAATAATAAAATTAAGTCTTAAATATCCAAATTCATCTAATGCCGCCTTTTTTTGTTTTTTAGATTTCACATTTCTTATGATACGCCCATCTTCACTTATTTCATATAAAAACTGTAAAGATGGTATTTTTCTCATCTCGGGGTTTGTTTTTGACATCTCCCGACACCTCCTTAATCATTATTTTATTTCTGACAGTTAAATACTGTTCCAATTAAGGAAACTGTAATAACAAAATTACATTTACGATACTTTAAGGACCACTGCTCTATTTCGCCATCCTTCTAATTCTTTCGAATCCTACTCCTTCTCCAACTTTTTTTTCTTTCTTTTCCATATTTTACCCCTCCTTATTTATATTAATGACGAGATATTCATCGTCAATAATTTCTTGTTTTTGATATTTATTATGCCACTCATCTTCATCTGACCATTCAACATATAAACTTTCTACTGGGTCATAATGTTTATCTAAAAAATGAATTTGAGTTATATCATTGCTATTAATTCTGTTTTTTAATTTGTGATGTTCTATTTCTTCTTCGTCATCTAACATATCCGCAAAATCAGTAAGTTTATCAAATGCTGATTTTCTTATTGAAAGCATTAAATTACCAACACTTTTATATATATTTAATTGTCCTTCTTGTAAATTTATACTTTGTTGAATATTATTAGCATAAAAGTATTCTATATCATCAATTGGTAATGTAATACTATCGCAGTTTTCAAATATCAATTCCATATATAATGTTTCTTTCATACTTCCTCCTATTCACTTGCTTTAAAATTATATATTGGTTTAATTATCTTAGTTATTTCAACTGTGTCTTTGATATAATCAATTATTTCTTCCATTGGTTTATATGCCATAGGTGATTCATCTATAGTTCCTTCGTTAACTGAAGTTGTATAAATTCCATTCATTGTCTCTTTAAATTCTTCCATATTTAAAACATCTCTAGCCATATTTCTTGACATAGTGCGCCCTGCACCATGAGGAGCAGATTGATTCCAATCATCATTTCCTTTACCTATACCTATAATACATCCATCTCGCATATTTATTGGTATAAGCACTTTTTCTCCTTTTTTAGCAGATATAGCACCTTTACGAACTATGTTATCCTCAAAATCTATATAGTTATGAATTGTTTCAAAATGTTCTTCTATAAATAAATATAGTCCTAATTTGTTTATTATTTTAGTTGCTATTAATTCTCTATTCTTACTAGCAAATTCTTGACATATCTTCATATCATGTAAATAATCTTTTCTTAATTGTCCTTCTAAATAACATAAATCTTTAGGTAATTTTGTTTTACCTTCATATTTTTTATGAATTTCAATTAACTTTTGTTGTATTTCTTGTTGTCTACCTTGTTCTTTATATTCTTTAATGGTATCTTGTATTTCTTGTTTCATTTCTTCTTTATAAGAACAATATTCAATTGCTTTATTTTGATATATCTCGGCTACTTGTTTTCCAAGATTTCTACTACCAGTATGAATAACTAGATATTTATTATTATCTTCATCTATATCAACTTCTATGAAATGATTACCACCACCTAGTGAACATAAGCTTTTTTCTAGCCATCCATCTTTATTTTTTAATTCTTTATGACATAATAATTTGCTAATATCAAAATATTCATATACTTCATCATTTACATTCATGCCACTAGGAATACTATTATGTATAATTTCATCTAATTTTTTTAAATCTAAATCAATATTGCCTAATTCTACACATAACATTCCACATCCAATGTCTACTCCGACAATATTTGGAATAATCTTATCTTTTAAATCTCCTGTAAATCCAATTACACATCCGGCACCAGCATGAACATCTGGCATAATTCTAATTTTACATTCTTTAAAAGGCTCTTGCTCTAATAATAAGTCAATTTGTTCTTTTGCGCTTTCTTCAATATTATTTGTAAATATTTTTAAATTTTTCATAATAATTCCTCATTTTCTATAACTAGCACATTTACTTTTTTACTGGCCGCAGTTGTTGCATCTATCGCAATTACCTTGCCATCATCACGAATTAATATATCATCTTCGTGCCCTTTTTCAATTGGATAATTATACATCTCCCTTAAAAATCTAGTTCCATAATGACCTATGACAACAGTTTTATCGGTATTAACGATAGATTCACCAAAGAATGAACCATCATTGAAATCCAATGCATCCCAATCAATTAAATCATATCTAAAACAATGAGGATTGTGCCAATCTTCAACTTTTGTATCTATTGCTCCATGAACAAAAATATAATTTTTAGTTTCATAATATCTAGGTAAAGACTTTATCCAACCAAGTAATTCAGGATATTCTTCTTTAATTTCTTTAGAGCATATATCTACCCATTTAATATAATTCATTTGGTCTAAATCACAGTTGCCTTCAAGAGCACACCAACTTTCAAATGGTGCTGTTCTATGCCAAAAGTCTGCTATGGTTTCATCAGTTCCGTTATGCAAATAATTAAATGGGTTTACCGACCCTTGAAGAAAATCAATAAAGAATTTATCGTGGTTTCCCCTAGTTACTATTGCTTTGCCTTCGCCTATTAATCTTTTAAGATATTCATAAACCATTAATGCTTCCCCGCCACGGTCAAAAATATCTCCAACAACAATAAGCAAGTGGTTATCATTATTTTCATCAAACCCGGCCTCATCTAAAGCCGATTTCATTTGTTGGTAATAACCATGAATATCGCTGCATATAAACAGTTTCTTTTTCATTTATTCCTCTCTTTCCTTTATTTTCACCTCTAATTACTGTTTTATAGTATTTTCTGGAGAAAATCTGCTATTTTAATATAAATCCTCTAACCATTAAAACAGTTTCATCTTCAGTTTCAAGTTCTTTATCAAAAACTGTTCCAAAAGTTGATGGATATTCTGCTAAGTCACCCTTTTCTAATTTAAGATTATATATTTCTAGCCAATCATTAATATCAGGTATTGCATCATCTAAATCATCATAAAACCCCATTAAATAATTATTATTCCACTCATCTTGAGTAAAAACTATATATTTTTTATCTTGCATTATTAACCTCCTCCGTTATATCTGCATACATCTTAACTAAAATACTGTGTAATTTATTCATAATAATTCACTCTCCTTAAAAATCTTTGTCTTATTAAAGGTTTTCCTTTAGAAGTAGTTTCACCTTGATATTTCTCTTCAAAGTATTTAAGTATATGGTTTATTCTTGCTAGTTGTTCTTTAGTTGGCATATATCTTTGTTCATTAATTTCTCTCAAAACCCAAGTTATGTCTTCGAAAACCTTTCTTTCTATTCTTTCAATTACATGAAGATAATCATGGCCCGCAGATTGTATTAATATTGCTCCATTTTCTATCGTTTCTTTTCCACCACATCTTTTAGGAATTATTAGATGATGATATGAGAAATGTTCTTTCTTTTCCAATGTATACCCCATCCAGTCCATATTAGACATTTCCCATATATCCATCATTTCTTTTGTTATTTCTTTCATAAAGGCCTCCTTATTAGTAGTCCTTATTTTCTAAAATATCCTCTCTTAACTTTCTTGCACTTTCATATGTATAATCAAAGTCATCTGGTATATATTTTCTAACATTCTTAATATCATCGCTTGCTAAACTATCTATTAATTCTTTTAAAACACTTTTCCATTTTTTAGGCAAATATTTTTCTATTTTTACATATAATTCCATAAATGTTAACCATTTAGATGTGCATAAATTATTCAACGCTTGTTCTAGTTTAGTCATAGTTTGTACTGCATCTTTTGCTTCATAAACTAAATCAAGTTTATCATTCGCTTTCGCTATTAAGAAACTTTCAATTTCAGTCCCTTCTACAACTTTAGCGTTTATATCTAATTGTTCAAGTTGTTGTTTTACTGCTTTGGTAGCAACTAAAGTATTTTCTTCTAAGTTATTTTCTTCATAAAACATGTCTCTATATGATTCTAAAAAGTCATCACTAGCATCGTCTAAAACTTCAATTATGTCTCTAGCATCTACACAACTATCTGATATTGCTTTAAATATTTCTGGATGACATTCTTTTGCCGTGACTAAAGATTGAGCGGTTAGCCCTCTTAGTTCATAATAATTAATTGCTTTTCTATCACGGTCAAGTCTTACATATTCAGTTTTAAAATTGTATCCAAATTCAAAATTATCATCTCTTTGTATAGGCAATCCTTCAACATACATTTTACCTTTATATTTTTCATCAAGGATAATTTCTCCACATTGAGTTTCTATATAATCATATTCTTCCCCTGTAACTGCTTTATCTAAAATAGGAAATTCATCAATTAGCAACTCAACATCATCTTCGCTTAAATTATCTATATAATAAGTTAAATTATTAGAAGGCATTGACAAAGGTTTTACATTTATAGTTAATAATTCTTCATCTAAATCTTCATCAAATAGAAATATTGGCTCCCAAGTTTCATCTGAATTAATAACATTAACACCATATCCTTCTCTCAACAAAACCATTATTGCTAAAAGACTTCCTTCAGATTTTCCACCAATAGAATTAATATCATTAGTTTTAGTTCCATACCCCATTAATAAAGATTTTACAGGTAATTTTATCCCATCATTACTAATAGTTAAGCAATTTCCTTCCAATTCAACATGCATCTCTCCAGAACTATCTATAGCATTTTGCAATATTTCTCTAACACCTTCTATTAAGCCCCAATCTGGAACATAATTTTTAGTTATAGTAAATTTATATTCTTTCATTTAAATCTCCTTTTATTCATAATCATCATCTTTTATATTACATTCTTTACATTCATCTCATAATAAAGATTCGCCTTTTTACCCATAATAAACCCTCACATAATTTTCAATATCATTTTTTTCTTTCCAAAATGCCCTCATAACTTTCAATGTTGCCTTACAATCGTCTAAAGCCCTGTGTGAGTTTTCTTCATCTGTTATAGAATATCTTACAAGCATATCACAAAGTTTATTTCCTCTAATTGTGTGAGTTCTATCTCTAGCGATTTCAAGTAAATCAAGAGTGTCATTATTAACTTCATATTCTGGGTTCATTTCTTTTATAAATGCCTTTACAAACTTCATATCAAATGGGGTATTATATGCAATAATTAAAGTATCTTTATGACCAAATATTGTAGTAAGTAGGTCATAAAATTCCTTTTTAGATATTCCATCTTTTTCACACATCTCATCATCTATATGATTGATTTGAGTAATATTCCACGGAATATGATTTTTATTTTTAATTAAAGTTTGAATTTCTCTGATTACTTCAAATATTCCATTTTCTTGTTTTTCTAAAAGTAAACCTCCTAATTCTAATATCTCAGCATTATCTGGAGATAAACCGCTTGTTTCCGTATCAAATATAAATAATCTTTTGTATTTTTTAAACATTTACTTTTGTTCCTTTCTTTCTAATCTAAATCATCTTCTGCGTAATCTTCCAACATTTCTTTAATTTCTAGTTGGTCTTCAACGCTCATGTAAAATTCATCCAAAACTTCCCCTGACATGGCTTGATTTTCAAGATAGCAATGACGGCAGATTTCAATATTTTTATTAATCATATTTTCCTCTGTTATCTCGCACCCGCAAATTTCACATGTCATAACCTTTTATTCTCCTTTCTCAACAATTATATTATATAAATCTTGTAAAGTTTCTAACGGAATTTCTTTCCCTTCTTCATCCCACACACATGGGAAAGTTTTACCCCAATCAGATTCCCATATATAATATCCAATCCAATCTTCTTCATCGAGCATTAATCTTCTTAATAATTCGACTATTATACTAATAGTTTCTGTACTAAATCCTCCAAAATCAGGAGACATTTCACGAAGAGCCTCATCTAATTTATGTTCTTTTTTTATCTGCTCTTTAACAGCAAGCATATATTTTTCAAAATCTTCAAATTCTAACATAATTCCTCCTCTGTAATAATTTGATAGTTTATTAAGTGCCATTCTGTTTCTGTGGTTGATTTTTGGAATTCCTCTCCAACTTTAATCCACTTAGGCTTTTTTTGAAATTCATTTGCTTTAATTAATGTTCCTTTTTTTAATGGCTTGTTTTTAAATGTTTCTTTCTTTATCTTACATTCTATTTCTTTTCCATTTTGTAAACAATATAATGTTACTTTTGGTTTGAATTTCGTATCTACATCTTTAACTAAACAAATAGTTCTATCAATTTCAGGATAAGTTGTGTTTATATAACCTAAAATCTCCATTTCAAATTTAGTTTGTTCATTAAATTTTAAATTAGTGTTTTCTAAATTCTGTTCATAATCATAAAGTATTTTTTCTATGTTTATATCTCTATATTGCTTTTCAGTCTCTGTAGCAGCATTTTGAGCAACCACATCAGGCGAAATAGATAATTCTGATAATTTATCTTTTGATATAACTTTACGACCATATAAGTCTGAAAATATTTTATAAACATTTAATAACTTTTCATTATGCCCAAATTCTTCAAAAAACTGAAGTTTAATTAATATTTCTATTTGTCTGCTGTTAATTAAAGATTTATTTTCTTCATCTTTGGCTTGAGTTATTTCTATTAAAAGGTCAGTAAATGTTTTATATTCATTATCTCTTAAAGAATATAAATAATCTGAGGCTGATTTATTTAAAAATTTTATAGAACTTGTTCCTTTATATATAGTATTAGTTTCTCTATCCATAAAATATGCAGAGGTCGAATATCTAAATGTAGGTTTTTTTACAGTTATGTTAAAAGATGATAATTCACTAATTAGTTTTTTAGTTCTATCTTCATCTCCATTATAATAATTTAGTGCAACAGTATAATATTCAAGAGGATAGTGACTTTTTAAATATGCTCCATATAAACTATCATAAGCATAAGATAAACTATGGCTCGCATTAAAAGAATAATGAGCAGCATCTTCAACAACTCGCCAAGTTTCTTCAAAGCCATCTGGCTTTCCTACTTGTTTATTCCAACCATCTAAAAGTTGTTCTTTAAGAGCGGCTAGTTCAGGTTCTTTAAATTTCTTTTTAGCAATTTTTTTGATAATATCATATGATTGCGGTTCGCTTATTCCTAACCATATTAAATATTTCATAATTGACTCTTGATATATCAGCCTATGACCGCTGTCTTCTAATACATTGTCTAATGCTTCTACTCCCGTAGTATAATCTCTTCTTTCAATAAAATCATCAAGTAAACTTGCACATCCAGGTCTAATAATAGCCACAAAGGCAGACATCTCTGATAGTGACGTTGGTTTATATCTTGTAACTAATCCTGTAGCATAATCTGAATCTGCTTGATTTATTGAACAGGTTAATCCTTTCTTATATATATCAAATGTTTTTTCATCTAAAAGTTCATCTAGTTGACTAATAGAAGGAATTTCAATATTTGCTAGTTTACAAACATCTCTAATAATAGCCCAAACCATTACTGTTAAATAATCATTTTTAAGATATTTATATTTATCACAGTTGTATCCATCAAGTAAACAACATATCTTTCCATTTGGAGTTTTTATCATTCCTATTTCTCTACGAACATCTTTATCATACAAACACATAGAGCAAGGAGATTCGGCTATACCTTCAATAACTCCAACAAAAGGTTTACTGTCTTCTATGATTTTAGCCCACTTAGGGTCATCTACATATTTGTCTAATTCTTTTGCTACATCATTATATTCGCTAATATCCATTCCAATTGCTTTACAATAAAGTCTAAATCCAGAAGAGTCCTGAAGAGGTTTCCAAGACACCATCCAAGCACAATTATTTTCACCTAGTAAATCTTTGCTTGCTTGAATAAAAGGTTCAGCATCAGCAGTATTCAAATCAATATCAGGTAACGAACGAGCACCTAATATTCTTTCAATAGACATAAATCTTGTTGGGAATAATGTGATAGGAGATTCTAGCCTATCAATGTCGGTTAGTCCTAAAAGTTTAGTTATATAAAATGATGGGGCGGAATTATGAACAATCATATTATTAATCAAATAACTATGATTTTTTTCCACTTCTAAATCATAAACCCTAAAAGATTGCTTTTTCATCTTTTTGACTTCTTTGACTGGTAAGTAATAATATTTATCATCTTCTAAAACTCTATTTAATGGATTACTAGCAGTTTTTGCACGAGGGGTTATTCTTAATTTATAAGACTCTTTACACTTATAACCTCTTTTATCATCCCAAATTGGTCTTACGCTTAATGAATTAACTCCTTCTTCAGCGTATAAACACATTAATTTGTAAGCATTGATAATAGATAAAGAGGTATTATCAAAACTTATTCTATGGTCTGTTTTAGTTGCCTTGCTTCCATCAGAGTTCCTAAAACCAAATATTATTGCTTTTATCATTTTTTTGCTTTGGTTAAACCATTTGTGATTAAATTTTTTATCTTCTCCTTTTTTTGATTGAAATAATTCTTTTTTTATAAAATTATTAAACACCATAGAATGAATATATAATTGACTTGAACTTTTATTTTCATAGACTGGTAGTTCTAATCTATTAGCAATTTGATAAAAAATTTCTCTATTAATGCTATCTTTATGAGTTAAAGGATTAATTGCTAGTCCTACATCACAGTTTTTTGTACTGTTATTGAATCCGTCTCCATACATTAATCCTATAAATTTATTAAATAATTCATCTATTTGTAGATATCTCTTTATTTTTTTATTATATCTTTTATTTCTTTTGTATTCTTCATAGATATAATTTTCATCAAAGTTATATCCAAATTCATTATAGTCATTTAAATCTATAACTTTTAAATGAGCATCCTTAAATTTAACTTTAGGGACACAAACATAGTCTCCTCTTTTTACATTTTGTGCTTCAATCCATTCTCTTTTATTATCTTTATATATTAAAATCTTGTGGTCTCTAGTGCATATTGTAGGATAATATTTATCAGTTCCATAAAGATGTTTAATTTTTATCATAGGTTCGCCAATGTCATAACTAAATGTGTTTAAAACTTTATTGAATTTACCATCTTCTGTAATAACATAATCACCGGCTTCTATTTTTTTTAATGGCTTAATTCCATTAAGAGTATGAACCAGAGCATCCCCAGTAAAGCATCCTCTTCCAGTATTTGTTAAGACACCATTATATTTTTCTTTTGCTATTTCGACTATTTTGTGGTCTATTAAAAAATAATTTGCCATGTTAGTTTTTTCTACAATGTCAACCTCATATCTAATTGCATCTAAATATTTTGGCCATTCTTCTTTTGGTATTCTTTTTCTGTCTTCTATCCACGCTTTGTTAATAATATTTTTTAACTCTTGATTTGGATTATTTGATATGCTTGGTAATTTAATCTCATCATTAATGAAATCGCTACAGTCTACATTCTCAAAAACTAAAGTGCTTTCCAGTGCTTCTTTAATTTGATTTTCATTTAATACTCCTTGAATTTTGTATCTTTCAATAATAGTGTCATAATCAGGATAATCTAAAATAAAGTTTGCTTCTTGTTCATAATATATTCCTTTGGCTTTTAAAAATAAGTCTCTATATTCACTGTCTTTGGGATAAATATAATGGCTATCATTTGCGTGTATTAATTTAATATTATACTTCTTACCTAATTCTATAACTCTCTTGTTTACTGTTTTTTGTATTTCCTCATTATGATTTTGAACTTCTAAAAATAAGTTGCCTTTAAAATGTTCTTTCATTTTTACTATAAGTTCTTCATCATTCCACAAGCCAGCAACACAGGCAGTTGTTATGATAAAGTTTTCAGGAGTTAATGAAAAAAGCAATTCTTCATCAATTCTTGGCTTATAATAAAAACCCGTTGTAAAAGACTCTGATATTATTGAATTAAGTTCTCTGATACCTTCATGATTTAAAGCGATTAATATAATATGTCTATTACTTTTATCTTTTTCTTTTCTATTTGGAACGTAATATCCTTCGGCACCCACAATAAGTTTTAAATTATATTGATGTGCTAAAGTTGTTGCCTCAAATATATCTCCTTGTATTCCGTGATTAGTAGTAAATATGGCATCGTGTCCTAATTCAACCGCTCTTTTACAATAATCTTCAAGTTTAGAAACCACATCTAATGTAACGGGGTTAGATTTGTGGTCGTGCTTATGATAATTATAATATTTTTCCATATTTTTTCTTTACCCTTTCTATATTAATTTAATATTAATACATTTTATAGAAAAAGTCAAGAAAAAAAAGAATGTTTTCACATTCTTTTAGAGGTAATATTTATTTTTTTAACATGATTTTACTTTCTTCTATTTGTGGTTGAATTATGTCTGTTATATAAGTCTACTTTATGAGTTTCTTCTTTTTCAAAAGGAACAGTATTCTCTCTCCATTTTGCTAAAATAGCATCTATCTCAGATTGAGACATAGACTTTTTTTCGACTAATTCTTCCTTACATTCTCTTTTTGCCGGTTCTCTTAATACTTTACGAGCATCTCGACAATTTTTACATCTGATAGGATAAGATAACCATTTCCCATCATAAAATTTTTGTTCCCCTATAGATAATATGAATGATTTTCCACAATCTTTACATATTATAGTTTTTTCTGTGTAGTCTTTCATATATATTTATTCTTTATTTCTCCTTACCTAATTTGTAGATTTCTGTTCTCTACTAATCTAAAGCCAGGTATTTCAGTTCCTACTTTAGTATCATCACTTAATTCTTTATTTTTTAATTCATAAGTGACTTTGTAATATTTTTCTTTTAATTCAGGTTTAGAATCAATATATTTCTTTAAAGCATCTTCATCATAGATTTCACCTTTTGTGCTTTTTCTATAAGACACTCTATAATCATCTGTTTCTATTCCATCGGTTTTTCCATTCATTTCTAATAAAGTATTTAAATATTTTTTTAAATATTCCGCTTTATTAGTATAATGTTTTTGATTGGCATCAATTTCTTGTTTTCTCTTTTTTAGACCATCTGCACGATTTTCACAGAATTTGATGTAACCGCATATACTATTAATTTTTTTATCTAGTGCTTCTTGTAATTTTTCCAAGTCGTCACTTTGAAATAAAACCTCACCAGTCTCTTCATTAATAGTGAATCCATTTTCAATAATTTGGGCTATGGTTTGTGAAATACCATATCCGCTCATTTCATTAACATCCATTATGCTTTATTCTCCTTTTTTTCTTTTCTATAAGTCCCACCGTTAGTAATTTTATGTGGTGCAACTTTTCTCAAAAACATAGCCAATTTTGCTTCAAGTTGAACTCTTTTCCATTCTGGTGTATTTTTATCATCAATTTGTTTCATTAAGGCTTCAGCCTTTTCTTTATTTCTATTTAAACCTTTTATCATTTTTCCTCTCTTCTAATATTTGAAGTGCTTCCTTATCAAGATTAGCACACTCGATTATATGAAAATCTAAAGTCAAAGAATCAAACCAAATTAAGAATTTCTTTTCACTAACTTTTATACCCGTTTCTTTTTCTAATATCCTTTTATATATTGCCCCCTGTAAACTATAATGCCAAAAATTTGAATCAGGTAAATGGTCTAAGGGTTTTAACATTTTTTGGTCTCTATATGCTTCTTTTTTTATTTCTTTGTTACTTTTGTTGTCTATAATTACTATAGCATTAAGTTTTTTGCTATATGCAAGTAAATCAATAGAACCAGCAATATCATAATCTTCAGAAGCAATTACCACCTCTGCACCGATTATTTCTAATCTTTCTTTAAAAATATCATAAAATTTTTGTAATGCAGGTTTAATGTCTTCAAATTTTGGAGTTACAGGGTCATAACCAAATTTGCTAATAAAGTTTTTTCTGTCATATATAAAAGATTTATCCATCCATAAACATTCAAGATAAAGATGCGCAAGAGTGCCATATTCACAAGCCAGTTCTTTATTAAACTTCCATTCATCTAAAACGACTTCTTGCGGAACACCTTTTTTCTTTGCAACTATTTTACTCATCTTGTCTTCATCAAATGGTTCAGAAAAAGAATGTATAAATTGAGTTGTTGAAATTCCTATCGTTTTTTCTTCTCCATCTTCTCCTATATAAGTATATGTATGAGAGTCTTCATGAAATGTATATTTAGAAAATTTGTTATAAACTATTCTCTTAATTTCTTCTATATTATTCATTTAAAGGACTCTCTTTCATCAAAGTATGCGAATTAGGGTCAGTATCACTATATGGCTTTAAGTCATCATTCCATTTATATTTTTTCCAAACCTCCTGAGGAGTTCTATAAAATCTATAACTTGGGAAGTCGAAATATGTTTCAACTTTAGGCATTAATCCCGTTATTCTATTTTTGATGACCTCTATATAAGTGTCATATTTTTTAGGTTCGCACCCTTTTATATAGTCGCCTCTGCTATTAGTTTCCCCTTCTTTTTCTTTATTTGTATATCTATGTACCGCCAATGCCATATGGCATAAATTCCCTATAGCGGAAGAACCTGATACACTTTGAAGATTAAGTCCTCCCGTTTCTGAAGGTGCTTGCTTTCTTGGATGGGCTAATAATAAAATTAATACATTAAATTTTTTAGCAAACAAAACTAAGTCTTTAACAAAGTTTTTTTCCGCCTCTAGTCTTTCATTTTCATTACACATCAAATCAATACACATAAGATTATCAATAGTAATTACTCTACATCCTAGTTTTCTTACGGCCTCTTCCATCTTTTCAAAAAGGCTAGTTGGATTAACACCTAAACTATCATCATATAGAATAACTCTTCCTCTATACCAATTTCTAACTTTTTCTCTAGCATCTTTATCTAAAATTCTAGCAAGGTTATTTTTCATTGTTATGTTTTCTCTTCCAATGAGATTAGTTTCAACCCAACTTTTTAATATTGGGGCAGGTAGTTCTCCACTATATACAAAACAATTGTATCCTTGATTAAGTGCTTCTGCTATACCTATTTGAGTAGCTAATGTAGATTTACCAGAACCACTTTTACCTGTCACTAAAACTACAGTTCCAAACACTAATTTATATATTTGGTCATCAAGTTCTTGTATTCCTGTATATAATCCCTCTGCCTGTTCAATATCAAAATCTTCAGCATCTGCTAAATCAATAACTCCTTCTATAGGTGTTTCAATAGGATTATGTATATATTCTAATACTCTATCTTTGCCATAGAAGTACAAAACCTCATTAGCATCTTTGCATATTTTCCCGTTAGGCCATTTATCTGTATCTTTTATTTCTACATAAAATGTTCTCCAAGTTCCAAGTCTGCGGACACATTCATTTTTCATCTTTATTCCGGGTTCATCATTGTCTGACCATATAATTATTTTGTTAAACTGTTCAAGCCATTCCCAACATTCATTTATCCAACTATGTGATTGTGCACCAGTAGGAACCGATACAACATTCAAATAACCTGCTTCTATAATAGAAAGAGTATCTATTTCTCCTTCTGTTATTACAAGCGGCTTAGTTGGGTCTATTCTATTCATATTGAACAATATAGGGGTTGTGTCACTATCTTTTTGAAACCAGCATTTAATATCACCAGGTTTAATAGTTCTTGAAGGTCTATACTTTGCGTTTAATAAAACATCATTAGTATCATAATAATGAAAAACTATATTACCGTGTTCATCTGCTTGAATATCTGCATAATCAAGAGTTTTTTTACTAATTTTTCTTTGTAATAAATAGTTTTCTACATTAGTCCTATCGTTTTCTATCTCTCTTTTAGGATATCTATATGCCGGTTTAGATTGTTTCCCTCTGCTATCAAATGAATATTCAAACCCAACATTATCAAATAGTTTTTGAACAGCCTGTAAAAAAGTCAATCCTTGGTCTAAGTAAAGGTCTATAATATCATAATTATGATTACACCCAAAACAATGAAAAGCATTGGCTTTTGGATTCCATATAAAAGAAGCATTTTTATCATTATGGAATGGACAAAGCATAGATTTCTTTTTTCCATCATATTCTTGTCCAAAATATTCCATAATTTCTTTAATGGCTTGACCATCATATTCGGCTTTAGCCTGATTAATTTTTTCTGTTGGTATAATCATCAAATGCCTCCGTTATAATCCATTAATTAAAATGGATATTGATTATCATCCACCGGAGCAGGTTCAGGTTGTTTTTCTTCCTCTGCTACAACAGGTGGTTTGTCTAAGTCTCCCCCATTTGCTTGTGGTAATTCAAAATCAAAAACTGTGAATCTTGGATTTTTTGGATAACTAATTTGTTCATTAGATGCATCCCAATAAGGTTCTTGTTGTATTCTCATATTTAGTTTAGTTATTCTGTCACCAGATTTGATTTCATATTTCTTTAATTGATTGTATGCTTTACCTACAAATTGTACGAAACTCCAACTTGTATTTATATATCCGTTTTTTGCTACATGTTCAATTAAAGTCTTTTCATCATCTTTAACTTTTCTACTTGATGTCATTCTCACTGTCGCTTTTTTACCATCATCCTCTATTTCCCAAACAGTAAAAAAGTCTGTCATAATTCCATTCATTATTATTTCTCCTTAATTTCAATTTTTTCTAAATCTTTTATTGCTGAATTAAGTTTGTCTTCATCCAGACAATTAGCAGGGTTTTTAATTCCATACTTTTCTAACACAGAAATTACTTCTGCATTTTTACTTCCACCTTTAGCAACCGCAGTATCAGTTAACTTCTTTTGTAAAGGAGCAAGTTTGACTTCAAGAGTTGGTTCTTTTTCTATACCATCATTAGCCCAATCATAAAGAGATTTTCCATCTTTTTCTGTTAGCATATCATAACGGTTTTCAAAAATATGTGTATTATCTTTAGTTGCATCAGCCACATGAGTTGCTTGGTCAATATTGAATGTTACTGTATATTCAAATTCAAGACCATCTCTTTGAGTGTAACCTAGTCCAACCTTTTTGGGAACTTGTTTTCCATTCTTATCTTGCTCAAGTACATATGCATCTTTTCCACGAACAGTTGCAATAATATGAATAGGTGCTTGTAAAATTTTCTCTCTGAATTTGTCATGTCTAGGAGTAATTTTTGCCCACTTAGTATATGAGTTTGTTCCAGGTATTTTTTCAATTTGGTCTAAGCACCAATTCCACTCATGGGTTAAACTATCAATAACTAATACAGAATATCCGCTTTCAACGGCGTTTTCTATAGCCTCGATATAAGACTCAGGAGTATAAGGGTCGGCTAATTGCAAATCATCAAAAGTGAACTCATCAGCATAATATCTAATTCTGCCATTTTCAGTATCAATGACTGCAATCTCACCATTAGTTTCTTTAGCAATTCCTTTAGCAAGTCTAAGAGCAGAGTAACTTTTTCCGCTACCGCTAGGCCCAGCAAGTAAAACCTTTAGCCAAATTTTCTCTTTTTTGGCTCTTTTAAATCCTGTCATTTTTTTCCTCTCTTTCCAGAATTGACCTTTACCTGTGTTCAATTCTATATGCATTATATCAAACTTAATCAAAATTGTCAATTATATATTTTAAAGTTTTTATAAATTTTTCACACTCTTCTACAGTATTATATATGGACAAAGATATTCTTATTGTTTTCATAGCCTCTTCTTTAGTATATCCTCTATATAAAAGTGTTGGTGATGGTTCAAGGCTATGTGAATTACAAGCACTTCCAGCAGAAACGGCAATTCCCATTTTATCAAAAATTAAAACTGCAGACTGAGCAGAAAGGCTTTTAAATGTTATATTTAAAATATTTGATGAACAGTTATGCTTACATTCTGGTATATTTTTAATTATATAGTTCATCAAATTATTTATTTTCTCTTTATTATTTTCAAAATTTTCATCATTAATTTTTAAAGCCATATCCATAGCAACTATAGCAGGCAGATTTTCAGTTCCTCCTCTACTATTACTTTCTTGGCTTCCCCATATTAATGGTTGTATATATTGTTGAACATCCTTTCTTATATAAAGAACTCCAGCACCTAATATTCCACCAAATTTATGAGCAGATAAACAAGCATAAGTGACTTTTCCCATTTTATGTAAATTAATTTTTTCTTTACCTATTGATGCCGTCAAATCTAAAAATATTTCATCGTAAGGCAATTCTTCTATATTATTTTTTATTCCAGTTTCACTGTCATAATATGGTATACTTAAAACTACTTTATCTGTTAATTTAGGATTGCAGTCTTTTTGCGCTTCTATTACAGAATGATGTGATGTTGGATGTGCAATCATTTTTCTCATTTTGGCAACCCAAGAAATCGCTTCGCTTGAACTTGCTACAAAAAATATTTCATCCGAGTCACAGCCCAGTATCTTCGCTATATCTTCTCGAGCCGTATTAAGCCAATATGAGGCCTTCACACCTTCTTTATGCGTTGAACTAGGATTATGTACTTTAGATGTATAAAAGATGCTTAAAAGTTTTAAAATGTCTTTATTTGGCGTCTCATTTGATGCATTATCAAAATAAATTCTTTCCATAAAATTTTCCTTTCTTTCTCAAAACGTAAAAAAAAAGAGAGACTATAAATTAATATAATCCCTCTTTTAAAAATAAATTATTCAGACAATACAGACCCATAAGCTTTTATTACAACGTTGCTGTTTTCTGCAATATTATATTGTGTTATTAAATCATTAGTTAATAAAGTCATAGTTTCAACTCTTTCTGTTAGTCTTGGTTCATCAAATACTTTTTTTTCATCAACAGTAATAGTAAGTCCTCTAGTTAGAAAACTGTTTGTTCCGTTCCATACAATATCTTTTCCCATTGGTATATTAACCACTTCTTTATATTTGTCATTAGAATTTTCTGCAATGGCTATAGTATCAAAATCCCCAGTTATATTAGTCTCAGGTCCACTATTAGAAATATCGAGTGTAAGATTAAATGTGCTTGGTATTTTACCATATTTTGTTTCTAATTTTGCTGTCCATTCACCAGTTAGTTTCTTTATATAAGTTTCTCCAGTTTCTATTAAGTAACAAGTACTTCCTGGAGCACAAGTACTATTATTGGTAAGTTCAGTTATTGAGTCAGTATTGTCTCCAAGATAATCTATAATATTATTATCTTTAACTCTTATAGTTTTTATCATATTTTATTCCCCTTTCCTATTTTCTATCTGTATAGATAGTTTCTCCTCCGTACAAATGTACGATATAAAAATTTGTTTCATCAACTTTTGCAACTTTTTTCAATACTAATCTACTATCTTCCAACTCTTTTATTTTGTTGTCTTTTTCAGTAACATCTTCTTCAAGTGCTTTTATTTCAGTATCAAGTAATTTGATTTTTTCTTCTAATTCAAGTATAGTTGCATTTAGTTTTTTATTTTGTTCTTCCAATTCTAGTATTTTTTTGTCTTTTTCATCTAAAACAGGTTCTTCTTTTTTAGGATAAACCTCTAAGTATTTGCCATTATCAGCAACCCATTGTTCATCGGCTATCTTATACCATGTATACTTACTATCTTTATAAATATCTAAGTAATTGTAGATAGCATTAGTTTTGACTGTCCCTATAACTGTAGCTGTAGTGTTATGGTCTTTTCTTACTCTTAACTCTGTAGCTACTACTTTAAACTGGTTTTTAGTTTCATCTTTATCCACAGGAGATACAACTGAAACTACTTTCACAGCAGGGTTGTTTATACAACCTAAATATTTATATGAACTACTCATACCCCAGTTGCCGTTACCTTTTGAACGTGTTTTGTTATAAAAGGCAGAACCATTATATGCAGACTCAGAAGTATATACTTTTGTTGCATCTTTTCCGTAATCAATTTCAACTACTGCCACATGTCCAGCACCATCTTTGTTTACACCAGCTTTTCCTTTAGACCAAACCATAATTCCACCAGCCACTGGATAACTTGTAATTACTAGACCCTTCTTTTTTGCTTTTGAATAAAAGTTTTCAGCATCTCCTTGCAAAAAGTTAAAATAATTTCCCTTATAGCCAGTTATCTCAGAATATATTTCACTTGAGCGTCCTATTCCATATCCAACGCAATTGGATAATACATTACAATTCTTATCTGTTGGTTTTCCTTTAATACAATTGCTATATCCACCTTGTGCTTGTCTAATATAATGTTTATTACCAGCTCCTGGTTTTGATTTTCTAACTGTAAAATTTGTCATTATTCGTCCTCCCTATCTAAATATACGGGACTATCTTGTTTTTTTTCATTCACATCAACCTTCACCTTCAACAATTTCGCTAATTTAGATAAATCTTGATAACCATATAAAGCAATACCAGAAACGAAAAGTATTTTCATGCCTGTAATTAAATTTACATTAATTCCACCAATCTCAGCAACCAAAATATCTGGATTTAGATATGAGCATAAATACATTAAGAATATTGCGGCAATAATGCATCCATATTTAAAAATTCCAGCCCAGAAAAGATTCCAACTAAATTCATTTTTTAGATTTGCTAACTTAGCCCCTAATAATATATTTGCAAGCATAGTAGCAATTAAACCTATTGTTATTTTTATCATATTCATCACCTCTATGAATTTTTACGTTAACATGTTCATAATTTATATTTATATTATAAGCGTAATTTACGAATTGAAATATAATCATATTTTTTTTGTTGTCCTCATTAATTTATTTTATCCTACTGCATTAGTTGAAGTAGACCATTCATCTTCCCCTGTTTTTACATATATTTGTTTTGCTGGTTTCCAACCGTTTTCTGTTTTAATATAAAGAACTCCTTGTATCCATACTCCTTGATTATTTTTTATCCATATTTTTTTATTTTTATCTAATGTTGTGAAATAACGAGATGCGCTTTCCACCCAATAAGATTCAGAATCAGGAGTTATATAAGTCAATACCTCTGCTGTAACTTTATAAGTTTCTTCGGGATTTAACTCAGATAAATAAAAGTAAGATGCATAATTATTTTGGTATTTTGAGCCTGTTCCGACTACAACTCCTTGACTATCTTCTATAGTATAATTAATAGAATAAAGGTCGCTAATGCTGTTTCCATTTCCATAAGATAAGTTGGCCAAAAATCCAACAGTCCAAGTTTCCATAGAATCATTGTTATACGAAGCATTATTTAAGTCAACTGTTATGCTGTTTACACCTATTGGATTTGGGCCGGTCGTATAAGTTACATTTACACCAGTAGTCTCTAAGGCACTATTAGCATTATTATATCCCTTTAAATTAAATGTGTAGGTTGTTTTTGGATTCAAACCCAATAAATAGATATATCCATCTTTATCAACTTCCTCCATATAAGAATAAGTTGTTCCATTCTCAGTATAAGAAACTTGAACCTGATTTAAAGCAATAGAGTTAGTTGAATGTACACCAACCCTTATAGAGTTATTATATATTTCATAAGAATCTACTTGAACATTTGGCGCCCTTAATATTTGAGGTGTATTCGTAATATTACCCGAACTTATTGTTTTATTTGCCGGCAAATAATTATAGCTAGTGGTATTTGGTTTATATACAACTTTAACGCTAAAAGTTAATTTACCTTCATCATCATGAGGTATATCTAAAGTTACAGTACATAAAGTTTTTTCTGAAGTGCTCATACTTCCAACCACTGCATCTCCGTATCCTATCTGCGTGCCACTTTTATTATATACATATACATAAGATTTTGGACTTTTGAAACCACTATATGTAAAATTTTGTAATCCTTTTCCATAATGTTTTACAGTAATATTACTTGTATTTGCCTCTTTATTTTGAGAATTTAAAACTACTGTATATCTGAAATTATAAGCATTGCTAGTTCCACCAACAGAAGAACCATTAGAATTGGCATCCTTTAATGTTGTGGCAAATAATTGAATATCTAATTTCATATTATTATCCCACCTTTATATATATGTCGCCTATTTTACCAAGAGATGAATCCGGCGTTCCAGTTCCATAATATGTGTCTACCGCTGTATCTGCGACATTTTTTAATGCAGCCGCAGTTGCTGCTTTTGTTGAGTCGTTTGTTGTAGCATTGTTTACTAATTGAACTGCACCCGGCGCACTTGTTGTTGCTGCAGACATTGACAATGTTCCACTATTATTATTTAATCCATTTCCAGTTGTTACTTTAACATGACCATAATTTCCAGATGTAGCAACTCCATATATATTTTCTGAAGATGCATGATTAATTGGTGCTTTTGTTGTTTCCATTTCGTTAAAATTACTGTTTGCTTTTGTTCTAAAAACTTGTGCACTATCTTGATTTTCTAAAATTTGTATTGCCATATATATTCCTCCTTTCTTTATTAATTAAATGTTAATTTTAGTGCATTAATTTCTACTGATACAGGTGTATTATTTGTTCCTGACATAGACTTAGCACCATAAGACAAATAAACAGTATTATCTCCAGATTTTGATGCTGATAATGCACTGGTTACATCTTTGTAATCAATTATATACGAACCAGAAGTATTTCGTATCGTAAGTTTTGCTAAACTAACAGTTACACTATTTATATTAGTTAATAATTTAGGTAAGAAAACACCAAATCTAACTTGACCTTTTGAAGCAGTTAAACTTCCACCAACAGTAATATAGGCTCTATCAGTAATAGTATAAACATCTCCTGGTTTATAATACATATCACTCATTGGTATAGTATCAACTTGTTTAGGGGTGTCATGATAACCTATTACTTTAGTAATATAAATATTGTTTGCAGTTGTATTTATTGTATTTTTTGGTGCAGCAGTAAATTGTGCTTCTGTTGTATTTCCATTTGTAATTGTGTTACCAGATATTGTTATTCTTTTTTGCTTAATATAAAGTGTAGTACCCCATCTCTCTATAGTTGAAATATCAACTAATTTTCCATCTGGATTATATACTCTTACACTAGAATAAGTGTTATCATTATCTCTATAAAATATGTCCATATAGTCATAATTAACAGCACTATCATTTAATGTTATAGCAGCGTTTGAACCATCAGAATTATCGTATAAAACTTGTCCATTAATATCTGCCCATTCTGTGTCATAATCAGTATCACTTTTCTTAGTTAATATTTGTCCAGTAGTACCCCCAGTTGGTACGCCTTGACCACCTGAGGAAATCTCTATATTACCACTACCAAGCACTGTCACACCATTTATTGTCTTGATATTCTCTCCTGATACTAGTGTGTCTTGTTTAGTACTAAGGTCCACTATTTGTGCTATATCTCTCCATTTAGTGCCATCATATATATACCCAGTTTTATCTGTCGTATTAAAGTAGATTTGACCTACTACTGGGTTAGATGGAGCAGTAGCCAAGTTTTGCACCCTAGCATTTTGTAATTCATTTTTGCACAAGTCTATATTGCTTAAATATTGCATTTTATCGTCTCCTTATTTTTTTATTAGTTTAAATATGCTTTACCTGAAAAGGCAGCACTGAATGTTATTGTAAGAGCATTCTTAGATGTATAAGTTATGTCACTTATGACAACAGACCCTGCACTATCTACTATTGTCACACTAGGGAACTTATCTAAATTATGAGTTATATTCCAGACTGAGGCTGGTACACTCTGATGGTACACATACGTCTTATCCCCTGCTTGAGTTCCTGAATTGTTTGTTTTGTGTTTTATGGATATCCAAGCATTATTGATGCAACCATTTTTTGCACATAATTCTACACTATCTCCTATATTAAGTACATTGCCACTTTTGTTCGCCACATTAGTAACAATATTTTTAACATCTGGAGGAATATAAAGATTACAAGTTCCATCAGAATTTATTCCATAAACGATGGCAGACACATATTTGGGTATTCCTGCCTTTTTTAAAGAACTTTGCGTCATAGCATCTATTATACTTTTTAATTCAGCAATTTCGTTTTTATTCAAATCCATATATATTCCTCCTTTCTAATAAGATTCGGATTCTACTTTAATTAAACTGTTTGATTTATCTATAGTGAAGTGTTCTCTCAAAATCCCCCCATGTTCTTCAGTCCAATAATATAATCCATAATAATAGTTTTTATCGTCTTCTCCATCATATTGAAGAGTAAAGTGCTCTCCAATTGAACCTCCAAACCAATTCAAAAGCAAAGCAACTGCTTGTGCCTGCGTTTCACAAGGAACATATTCCAAATCTCCATATGGGTCTGGAGTAAAGTTTGTTAGATTAGAGCAAGATAAAGTCATTTGATTATCAGTACCTAAATTATATGATATTGATTGAATTAAAAACTTTTCTCTTTTAAATCCGAAAAATGAATCAGTTATTGTTATTAAGTTATCTACAAACAAAAGAGGATTAAAAGAAACATTAATATTACTTGTAGTACCTAAAATTCCTCTAATTCTTAATTCATATTTTGCTCTATCTTTTGCTAATTTATTACTAAAAATGTTAGTATCATTTATATAGAGAATTCTTCTTCCTATTCTTTGTATACAGATTGGAGACAAGGCATTAGTGTTGTCGGCATAAGCATAAAATATATCCTCATTAATATTGTCACCAACAACATGGACAGAATTAATGGTATTTTCAAAATCATATGTCATAGAAAAATTAAATAGTTCTGCTTCATTTTCACTATAATCCCATAAAACAGGTTTATCAGTATCATTAGATGTAACATTAATTGGAATAAAAGTTAAATTACCCATATTGTTATAAAAACATTCTGCATTTAAAATATGCGCAATATCTAAAAGCATATCTCCTAATGTGCCTCCAGCATCTTTACTTAAAGTATAAGGCATTTTTAATCCCTCAAAATGCGCATCATAAACAAATGGTTGACAATCAACGGGGTATCCCATACCATTATCTAAACCTAGAATTCCACCTATTGCATCTTTGATATCTGTTCCCTCTGGTATTTCATATGTTGCTTCCAAAGTGCCTACAGGCCCTTCTAAATAAGCAAATTTATCTAATAAATTTAAGTTTATTTTTTTATCAGAAGAGCCACGGTCAGCACTAGAATTTCCTAATACATAAATGCCTCTAGGAAACCAATAAGTATCAGTGTAATATGTACTACTAACACCTACATCTAGTCTAAATCTCGTATTAATCCATATATTATTTACTGAAGGAGTATATTTCCCCTCTGAATTGTTTAGAGAAATATTTAAATTTCTTCTTTGTCCATTTTCATAGTTTTCGCTATAAGAACCTTCTGAAAAGAGAATGTCTTCCTCTGGAATTTCTCTATTTATAGTTTCGTCTTGATTCAAAATATAAAGTCTATAGGATGTTTTAATCACAGGAGCCTTTAATAAATTAATCACTGTTTGTAAGTCTACATAATCAGGAGCATATACATAAGTAGATTCTCCAAGAGATGTACCTAAATTGCTTAAAACTTCATTCATTATTCAATAACTGATATTTGGTTGTGAGACATAACTTCAACCCAGTTAAAAGAAACAGTATGATACTGTTCTCTACTTTCATCAGCAACTTTGTTGGAAGTATCTTGAATGTCAACAATCCAAACATTTCCCTTTCTATCTTTTAATATTTTTAATCTTCCATTACCACAGAACCAATTCCATCCTACCATACCCCCGCTGTATTCCTGGTATGTATTATCTTGTATAGTTCCTAATATAGCATTAAGACTTCCTTTTGAATAATTATTTTGTCCAACTGATATTTTTGGATATTGAGTTAAATTATCATAAACAGTTTTATTAAATACCTGAGAAGTATCCCCACTTTCCAAGTTAAGATTTAATATGAATATGTCGTCTACTACTTGATAGATTTCTTTTCCGTTACTTTCATCTATTTTTACAAAACTTGCAATAGACCATGTATCCCAATTTGTTCTAACAACATTAGTAATATTTGCTTCAGAAATATAATTGTCATCTTCTTTATATATATAATACTGATATGAGGTATTATTTTTTACATTATGGTCGACAATAGATAACCTCCCACTTGATAAAGTGGCAACATAATCTAAAACCTTAGATTCTCCTTCTAATTTATATATAGAAAAAGTATACCCTAAAGCGGTATTTGTAGTTCCATAACTATCATATAAATTTTGCATAGTATCATCAAAACATATTAGCGATACTGATGTTGTGCTAACAACAGGTTTATAATTTGGAACAAAGATATTGGCATTACTACTATCTGCGGTTTGAAAGTGGAAGAAATCAAAAGTCACATTTGGGCATAAAGTTATTTTTTTTATTTGCATACTAATTTCCTCCTCTTTCTAATTTAATCGTGTTATTTGTTATTTGTAATTTCCACCAGTTTCCAGCAACTCTTTCTATAGCAGTTCCTCCTTCAACCCAATACTTTGCGTCAGCCCATTCATTTCCTTCGTCTATCCATCTATAATCTAAATTAGATTGAGGATTTTTATTAGTTTGCAAAGCAAAAGCATCTTGAGAATTAGCATAGAATGTTGCAGTTAAAGTGTTTAACATTACATAATCTTCTCCTGCTTCAGGGGCAAAAGGCAAACTTTTATTTAAAGTTGCCATTTTTGTGTTAGAATCATAACTAATAATTTTTTCAACATATCCATAATTTATAAAATATATATAAGGAGTTTGCTCTAAATTAATATCTTCTGTTAAATGAATTTCCGTTTGAGTATTGCCAGAACCTAATTGTTGAACATTGGCTACCCCATTAGAAAGTTGAGGAGTCCCAGCGCAAACATCATATTTATGTATAAAAATTATCATCATCCCCGTAATGCCATCCGTTGCATCACTTTCTATAATTGCTAAAGGATTAATATCATTGAATATACCTTCGGCTCCATAAAAAAATGAAGGGTCAGGTTTAAATTGCATAGTTATATTATAGTTTTCGGGGTATGTTCCTATACCATTCTCTGTTTCTTGATTTTCATATACTAAAGAATATTTACCCGTGTCAACAGAATTAACCCCGGAATAAGGGTTGTTCCTTAATAAAGTTACAGCGCCACCAACAGGTATGTCAGTAACACCTGATATTATATATTTTTCTCCCGTCTCAATTATCTCTGGAACAGCCTCTTCTATTGTTAACAATCCAGAAGAAGCATCATAACTCTCTATAGTAAATTTAACATTACCAATAATAATATTAAATCCCGGTAATATATTTGATAAACCTTTCTCTATATAAAAAGAGTTAGTTCCCATAGTTCCGGGTTGAATGTTTCCAGAATAAATATTATTGTCTATTAGCAAAGGAGCAAAATCAGTAGGGGCAACCCAATCTATTTGTATTGCATTTTTATTACAATCAAGTCTAGCCACCGGTTGCTCTAAATATTCTAAAGTCTCATACTTAACATTAAAATATATAAATCCACTATATCCTATATTTTCATAAGTAGAAGTCACTTCTAATTCCGCTAAATATTGTATTCCACTTCTAAAAGCATCATAAGTAAAAGATAAGTTTGCATTATAAATATCTCCTGTATCATAAACAACTTCAAAAGTACCATTTCCCGAAGGTATACCTATAAGCCACCTATGACTTATAATAGGTTCATTATCTTCTTGAGAATAGGTTGCGTTAAATGTATAACTTTTTGTTGTTAAAGTTGTCGGAGCATTAGTTATAGACACGGTTGGCATCTTTCTAGCGTATAGAATATATTCTGGAGTCGTTTTTATAAAATCAGAATAAATAGTGTAAGTCGTACCTGCAGTAGGAGTTAAAGAAGGAGCACTTTCTAATACAACAACCCCCGTTTCAGCAGAATAAGAAGTTATTTTTATTGAATCTCCGCCATATTTAAAATACATCCCCGGCATAATATTTATATTTTGTTGAATAGTAAGTTTAGAGTTGCTATCTACACTTTGAATTATTCCATTTGTAATATACATGTTTGCTTCTTCTTGATATAAATAAACATACCATTTATAATCGTTCCCGTTTTCTAAATAACTAATTGACGGTGCGGGTATTTCAATATATAAAGTGTCGCCGTTATATAATGGCGTAGACAAATTAACTTTAGAACCATTATATCTTTGATTGTTATTCCAATCTAATATAAATAATTGATATGCTATTACACTACTGTTTGTAGATATTTCCATAGTTAAATGTTGGTTAAGAACTCTAATATCTACAGATTTTTTCGTTGGCGTAACATTTCGTGGTTGATATATCATAATAATTCCTCCTTTCTATCATAAGTGCTACCGACATAAATGTCGGTCGCCGGCACGAATGTCGGCGACTATAGATTTTTATTTATATTTGTTATTGTTCTTAGTTCATTTAAGAATTGTCTAGCGTTGCTAACATTTGGCAACACTAAGTTATCAAAATTGTAAACTTGAGTCGAACCTCCTCCGCCAAATTTAATTGGTGAAGTTTGAGGTCTCTTTAGCATAGAGTAAAGATTTGCTGCCTGAGCGTTATTTAAAACAATTTCAGGTTTATTAGAAGTTCCATGAAGTTTTGCAAGTCCAGTATAATCAACGACTCCACCTTTTGCATATCCAGGAACAGTTTCTAACCCTATTTTGCCGTTTGCAGCATCGTCTCCCGTTGCATTTTCAAGTTTTTCTAAGTCTCTAAGAATTGCTAGATATTGGTTTTTGAAGTTTTCAAGTATTTCAAGTCTTTGATTTAAAATATCTTCTTCGGCAGTGGCACCCATTTGTTGAGCAAGAATTAATCTATTTTGTTCTTTTTCATATTCATCAGCAATATTTTCCCATTTGTCACGATATTCTTCTAAAGAATTAATTTGCTCTTCTAATGCTTTTACTGCTTCTTCTTTTTGTGCCTCTAAATCAGCAATTTCTTGTTCATTGTTAAAATCATCAAGAGCCTTTTGAGCATCAGCAATGGCTTGTTCATCAGCCATCCATTGCCATCCCATACCTTGAACATAAACTCTCTTAGTTTTATTTCTTTTAGCATTTTCTAAAGCCTCTTGTAATCTAGCGAGTTCAAGTTCTCTTTCAGTCTCATCATTTGCTTTTTCTTTAGCAGCAATTAAATCATCATAATATTGTTCCGTTTCATCTTTTAACTTGTTAATATTATCAAGTTCATCTTCTATCAATTGAACAGCCGCATCTTGGACTTTCTTCATGTCAGAATTCTTATCTTTAACTAATGTCTCAAGACCCTTTTTGATTTTATCTGCAAAGTTGTTCCATTCTTTAGTACCTTGCTTGTAGGCTTTTTGAAGTTCTTTTAATCCTGCAATATATTTTTCTACACTAATAAGACCACGATTATAATCATCTTCCAATTTTTCAAGTTTAGCATCTCTTATGGCTTTATCTAATTCCTTGACAGCGTCTTTATTTTTCTTATATTTATTCCTTAATGATTCAAGTTTTTTGATATATTGCTCAATAGTTATTTCGCTATTTTTATATTGTTCATTTAACTTCTCAAAATCTTTTTCCCATTGAGGTTTTGAAGAACCGCTGCTTCCACCAGAACCTTTGGCTTTGCCACCAAACTTAACCGGTTTAGAAATAACATTCCATGCTTTTTGATAAACATTTTTAACAGCATTAATTTTTTTTGTTATATCATCCGTTATTTCTTTGCCATCTAATGCTTTATTAGCAGCGTCAACAGCGGCTGCAAAAGTAATAAATTTGCCAGTAGAATTATTTACTTGGTTTCCAGACTTTTCTGCCGCATTTCCTAATCCGTTAATTGCTGATTTAGCCAATAAAGAAACATCTTCAAGCCTTCCGTCAGCAATAGCCGCAAAATCTTTAGCCATTTTGTTTGCCAAAGCGGCTGAAGCAGCATCTCTTTCGGCTTCGGCCATTTTATTTAAATTCTTCGTATTTGCAACTAATTTACCATTTTGTAAATCTAAATAGTCTAAAAGACCATTATCCATTATATTTTCTAAAGTTTCTAATGATAAGAAACCTTGTTCATTATATTCATCTACGGCTCCAGATAATATGTCATATTTATTTTTTAATTCATCTAAGGCGGTTGAATAATTTCCTAAAATATCTTGTAGGCCTACTTTTTTTAATCCGTCTAATTTATCAACAAATTCATCAAAAGTTAAACCAGCCGCTTTAGCAGCGGTATCCATATTGATAAATTCTCTAACTATTGCAGGGAATTTCTTGGCAAGTTCTTCGTCTATATGTCCATCTTCACCTTCGATTTTATCAAAGATTTCTTTAACTCCTTCTGCATAAATATCAGAGCCAGTATATTTTTTAATGAAATCATCAATTTGTTTTTTATATTGTTTTAAAATGTCATTAAATTTAATTTCATCTTCTGCTTCTTTTGCACTCTTATAAAATTGACCCCATATTTCCCAAACATATTCATTTATTGCTTCTTTTTGGTCTTCACTATAATTACCTTCTTCTAACATTCTTTTAAATGAAGGTAAAAATTTATCCCATTCTTTTTGTAAATCTTTGCTATCTTTTATATCTTTTCCAGTAAAATCATCAATGGCCTTGCGAATATCATCATTACTATTTAAAATTGCCTTGATAGTTGTACTTTTATAATCATCAATGTAATCATAAGTTCTTTTTTTTAACTCTTTAAAAGGATTTTTCCCTTTAAATAATTCAAGATAAACATCTAAATTGCTAATGGATAGTCCCAGAGCATTACCAAAGCCCCCATATTTTTCATTATCATCTAAATATTCTTTAGCCCTTCTCTTTTTTTCTTCATCAACAATTTTTTTTGTTAATTCTAGTTGTTCTTTTAATTTAGAATTATCCTGAGATTTTAATAAAACAATATTCTTTTTATATTTTTCATTTAGTTCCTTCTGCAAAGCAACTAATTCTTCCATTATTTGTTTTTGTTCTTCTTTATTAGCATTTTTAGAACGAGAACTCATATCTTCCAAAGAAGAACTTTTTGATTCTAAATCATCTGCCACTTCCAGAAAATCTTCCATTGACTTTCGAGTTTCTTCAAATTTATATTTTAGAGCCGTCAATGTCACAGTTATTGCAGCAATAGCGGCAATAATAGGATGGGCTTTTAATAAATCTAATGCTTCTTTAAACTTTAATGTTGCATATTTAGCAATTCCAGCTTGCTTTCCATATAATTTTATAGAACCTCTTAAAACATTGATTTCACTTTTAATTAGGACAAGCATATTTTTAAATGTAACGCCTTCTCCAGCAATAGTTTGGAATTTTAATAACGCCAGTGCTTTACTTAGCTTTGTTATTGCTAGAGTTAATGCGGTTGCTTGCACTAAACTTGTGCCTAAAGTAGTTTTTGAGAATTCGGCTAAGCCATTAAGCATCTTTAATAATTGAGTTCCTATATTAATGATTACTTTAATAAAATCACTATCAACTAGCGCAGTTGATAATTTTCCCCATTCGCTTCTTAATCTCTTTATATATCCATCTATACTTTCCAAAACTTTTGCATTTTCTCTTGCGGCACTTCCATTGCTATCAAGAGCAGTTGAAGTTGCCTCAACGGCAGTTTTCCAGTTATTTAAAATAGCGGCAGCATTTTGTGCTTGGAACTTTCCGGCGATAGTCTCCGTAACATATGCTTTTTCAGCATTTGTTAATTTTGGATAAACTTCTGCTAAAGTTCCTAAAATCTCATATGTATTTTTAAGTTCTCCATTTGCTTTATAAACAGAAATTCCCATTTTATTAAATAGACCTTCCATTTGCGCTTGAACTTCAAGGTCTTTTTCTCCTTCGTCATTCATTCCTTGTAGACGAAGAGTTATAGTTTTCAAACCGTTTGCTACTTTAGTTGCATTACGAGTAATTTCAGTACCAGCCGTCATTAAACCAATCATTTGTTCTAATGAGTTTCCAGCATTAGCCATTACCGCACTGGCTCTACCTAAGTTGCTAGCAATATCAGCACTAGAAACAGCAAAATTGTTTGCTACTTCATTTACCGCATCAATTACATGATAAGCGTTTTGTAGTGTTTTAGTCGAATTTTCTGATTCTAAATTAAATGCTTTCAATTGAGCAATAATAAAATCGGCAGAGTCTGCTGCAGAAATCTCCTCATCCGCTATGTTAGTATACATGTTGGCGATTTTACCTAACTCTAAAGCCATGTCTTCATCATAACCAGATTTTTTAAATGAAGTTGCAGATTCCATCATTTCTCTTCCGGTCTTTGCTACTGCTTCTCCTGCCTCATATGCTTTTTTTGCATATTTGTCTAAAGATTCTCCAGACAAATCAGATACTTTTTTAAATTCAGTTAAAGTTTTATCTAATTCTTTAACCTCATCAACCATGCTTCTAATGGCACGAATACCCCGATAAAAAACAGTTGTTACAGACATATAAGTCGTAAATGAACGCATAGCCTTTGTCCAACTATCTTTAAGATTAAGCATCCATCCACCTTGATTACGGATTTGTGCATTTATTTCTCTAAAAGATTGTGATAATTCGTCAAGTTTTATTTTTTGTTTTCCATACTCTTCAGTTAATTGATTAACTAATCTTTTATTGCCTTGAGATGATGCTTGAGTTATTGCAATTTCAAGTTTAATCATACTTTCATAGGTTTCATCTATTTCTTTTTTTAATCCTTCGGCTTTTTTTGTTTCTGCAGTTTTTCTTAATGAATTTATACCTTCATTTAAACGATTTATTCTGTTATAAGTCTTCTCTGCAGATTCTGATAAACTACCAAAATTATTTTGAAGTTTATAAGTAAAATTCTCTTTCCCAGTTTTAGTTATTTCCTTAGTAATTGTTAATACTCTACCTAAACTATCAGTATATTTTTGAACATTACCAACTTCGCTATCAAAACTAAACTTTTTAAAATCAATTCCTTCTTTGCCTAGTTTTTCAACTACTTTATCCATGTTATTTCCACTGTTACTTATTTGGATAGCATATCTTTCAGCAGCGGCAGTCGCTTTGTCTAATGCTTGTTGATTTTGTTTTAACTCATTATTTAAGGCTTTAAAATTCTCGAGATTTATATCTTCATCATTTAAAATAGCCTTTATTTTTTCAATTCTTCTTGAATAATTATCTATCTCTTTATTTAAATTTTCATAAGTTTTTTTAGACTCAATAGCATTTTTATTCATGCCTTTATTATCTAATAAAGTGACTAAATTGTTTAATGTATCTTTAGATTTTTGTATTTCTTCTTCTGCTTTTTTAAAGTTTACAGAAACATCTTTGACTTCTCCATTAACTTCTCTAATTTTTACAATCATATTTTGAATATGTGTATTAACAGTTTCTGTGCCAGTTATTAAACTTTTAGTTATTTCTTTAGAGTCTAAGTTCAAAGTTTCATCATAAACTTTGCTGCCATCTGTACTTATGCCTTTACGGCCTCCAGTTGAAATTCCACCTTCGGCTTTTTCAGATACTTTAATGGCTTTGTTTTTTTGTTCAACTAAATTTTTAAGAACTTCAACTTGCTTTTGCATAGCATCTGTTTGAAGATTTATCATTTTTGTTTGTTTTTGAATAGAATCATTTAAACTGTTTAATGCTTGTTGTTGTTGCTTTAAAAGTTCATTGAATTCTTTTGTAACACTTTTACTTTCTTTTTTTTTCTCAGTATTTTCTTTGGTGCTTTTGGTATTTTTTTTAGTAGAGGCATCTTCTTCTTTTAATGCCTGTGCTCTTTCAAAAATAGCATCGACCAATTCTCCTTTGTTAATTGAACTCATGAGTCACACCTCCTCCCTTTATAAAATTCCTTTTTTTATTAATTTTTTAGTTGCTAAATCCACCAACATATCAAATACTTCTTTTTCAAAATCTTCATCTGGTAAAAAGTCATATCCTGGGTGATATTTTTTTTTTAATATAGTAAATCCATCATTAAGCCAATAAGGCAAATTTTCTTTTACTTCTTCGTCATCAGGAGACGGACTTGTCCAAGGCCAACTTCTATGATGCCCCAATTTCTTCATGTAAGGCTTCCCTCTTCTTGAAACCTTCATTACCCCATCAAAAGAATGTATTTCTCCTGGGTTATAAAAATCAGTATCCCAATCATAACTTTCAGAAATATTATATTTAAAATTTTCAAACGCCCTTTTCAAATCTCCGGTTCTGTCATAATATTTAGAAGGACGGCTTAAATAGATTTTGCGATTTATAGCGCTTACTATATCCTTAACCTCATGCTTTTTAAAAGACTCCATAACCTCTATGAAAGCATTATCTAATTCTTGTTCTATTATTGCTTTTAAGTCATTCATATGCTCGCCTCCTCATTTTTGCTATTTTCTAAAAAAAAAGACGAGTATATAAACTCGTCTTATTATTCTGTTTCTTCTCCTGTCGTAATTTTAGAATATTCTTCTGAGACATTTTTCCAAGTCTCTTTTAATTTTTCTATATCTACTTTTGATGGGATTAAATTAATTATTTGATTTAAAAATTGATAAATTAATTCATCGACTGAGTCTATTTTTTCACAAACTTCTCTTGCTAATTTATATGCTTCTTTTGCATTAATAATATCTTCTCTTAAAAAATTGTATATACCTTTATTAAAAATTTTTGTATGTAATTCAGCATTAAAGTTTTCTATACATAAATTTCCCAAATTCATGTTGAATGACCTCTCAGCAAGTATAGGATTTTTATGTAATCCTACAATATTATCTATTTCTCCATCTAATCCATTATTAAAAATTTCTATATAAGATTTAATTAATGTAATAAAATCTTCTTCTGTTAAGTTTTCTTTATAATTAAACTTAATTCCATCTTTATTATATTCTTTCATTTATTTTTTTCCTCCTTATTTTCTTGAATATATGCTAAACCTAAACAAATAGCCTCTGCTTTATCATCATCAGTTTGCCTAGTTTTAGTTTCCGTTTCATTATATACAAAGTCAAACCCATAAATTTCATTGACTTTATTAACTGCGGCTTGCTTCTGATAATCTCTTTTCATACCTTCACGAGTTCCATTATATAATCCTATTATAGACCTCCAAGCACTAGGATTGTATAAAGCATACTTTAGTTCATTTTCAAAACATAAACTTAAAACTACTCCTTGCAATATACTTAAATCTTTTCCTGTCTTTAAATTATTGTGGTTATTTAAAGGAACATCTTCAAAAACTACAACATTAATTTTAGGAAACTCTAAAATCTTTCTGTATATTTCTTCATATATTTCCTTCATTCTTTCTTTAGCATCATCTTTTGTCGTTCTAATTACGCCATAATTTAAAAGATTTCCTTCAGCGTTAAATAAAGCCCATCCGGTCTTTTTTGTTGCCATATCTAATGCTAATATCATATTCTAATTTCTCCCTTTTTACTTTTTTATATATTTCTTTTTTAAATTCTCATATTCTCTTTCAAACTCTAATTTCTCTTTAATATATCTCCACATAGTTTCTTTATATATTTTGCTGAACACAGGTATTAATAACGCTATGCCAAATAAAATTAAACAAGTCATTAAAAGTTCCATTTATTTTATCTCTTCCTTTTTAATATTTTCTTTTCTTCAAAGTTATATAATTCAGGATTGATTCTATTTATATTTCCTTTGTTATCAGTATATAAATCTATCAACCAAAACCCCATTTCTGACTCCATACCCATTGCTTTAGCAAAAGGAGTATACCCTTGCAAACTAGGAACATTGAAACAATAAATATTTCTATTTTTGAAATATCCACTGTAATGAAAATGTCCCTGCAAAAGTATATCTGGTATTTCATTTATAGGTAAAGTTTCACAATATTTTTGAAGTTTATAAGACTTGCTATAACTTGCAGAACCAGCGCCATGTCTAAGTCTTATTTTTATCTTTTCAAATTTTAAATCAGCCAAATCCTGCCCTAAATAAATAAGTTCAGGTCTCTCTTTTGATATCATTTTACCCACATCTGCTCCGCAAGTTTTAACAAAAGTTAAGTCATGATTCCCAGTAATAAAATATGTTTGCAATTTACTCTTAGGATAATTGTTTATTACATAATCAACTTGTTCCATACCTAAAGCCTTAACTTGGTATATATGGTCAGGTCTTTTATTATGGAAGTCTCCTTCCAATATATCTCCTGAATGTGTTACAAAATCACAGCCTTCTTTTTCTGCAATATCGTAAGCATGTTTGATTAAATCTAAATTATCCCACTTAGAACCACAATGAGTATCTGATAACGCTAAAAATTTAATATGAGATTTATCCTTCGGTATAAAGAATCCTTCTTTATTAACTAAATCATTTTGCGTTTGAACTATCTTTCTATCAACACAATCAATGATATATCCACTCTCTCTCATCAAATGAATTAATCCCAGAACTTCATAATCTTTCATTTCTAAAATTTCTGCAAGTTCATCAACTGTTTTTTCTTTCTTAGTTAATTTATATATTTTATCAAACAATTCTTTATAATCCATCATAAACCCCCTATTTTTCTACTAAGCAATTTATTTTTTCTTCAATAAACCATACCAGCTTATGTGTTAATTCTTCATTTATTGTCTCTTTAATATCTTTAAATTCAATACTAACAAATCCAACGGGTGCACCATTATCGTCTTTAATTATATAATTGTAAAGAGACCTCATATTCAAAGACGCACATATTGAATACTCTGGTTGCATATATTTAAACTTTTCAAAATCATCAACGACAAAATAACCTTTTTCTAACAATTCCTTAATTAAATTGGGTAATATACTTAAAGGTAATTTCTGTAGAACATTTTGTTTTCTTTCCACCCCATATCTAACAACTTCATAAGAAGCAGACATTCTTAGAGCGCTTCTGCCATTAGCAAAATGCTCTCCATTGTGAAAATCAAATACTAATATTCTATCGGCTCCTAAAGCCTCTTTAATATGTTCCATTTTTGTCAATATTTTATTATCAACATCAGATTGCTTGATTATTTTTCCCGGAACATTTGTTTTTTTATGGTCAAAATAATCGTCCATTTTCTTTTTAAAAGTTATTAAGCCAATTACAACTGCTGCAATCATAGAGCCTATAGAAACAGCAATATTTTGAACTATCTCCCAATTCATAAATTTTCCCCTTTCTATTACACGAATTTCTGTACTGCCCAGAATATAAGCCCACTCGGGAATCGTGATAAAAAAAAGGAATATTATAATTCTACAATATCCCCTTGTTTATAATTATTTTTCTCTACTATTTTGTAGTTATTGCCATCTTTTCTTGCAATATAAAAGTTAGCAGTCGCCAAAATCACAATCGCTTGTTCTTTCTTTTTTGGCTCTTCTTTAACTATTTCTTCAGCAGAGTTTTTTTCTACAGCATCTTTTTCTACAAGAATATCTTCATTTTTTTGAAGTTCTTCATTTTTTTTAGAATAATTTCTTTTATTAGCCATGTTACTTTCCTCCTCTGCTATTAAAAATGGACACTTTTTATATCCATCTGTATGTACTACTTTTTTCTTAGTTTTGCATAATCTTTGATATTTACAATATGTATGGGACTTAGAACAAGTTAAATATTGGTCTAAGCCCTCTTTTACATATTGTGCATATCTACAATAAGATTCCATTAAGCGCTAGTTACTGTTGCTAGAATATTAGCATCTATTTCTGGTTTTGCAGTTATAGTTGCACTAATAGTTACATTACCTTCTGAAGCAGCAGTTGCTACATTTCCAGAAATTGTTACAGCAGCGCCACTAGATGCTAGTGTTATATCTTCAGATGGTGCAATAAATGCAGCGCTTCCATCATTAGGAATAGCATAAACTGTTAATACTTTAGTATCTCCTTTTTTCATATTAAGGTCTCCACCTTCAAATGCTAAACCAATAACATTATCATACCAATTTGCATTGAAAATTCTTTCAATTATTTTTGCATAGATAGATTGTCCACCAGTACATCCACCTTCATTTTGAGTAGTTGCTAATGCTCTGATTGTTAATGGAGTTTGAGAAACACCATCAGCAGTCATACTTAAAGTAAATTGTCCAGTCATTGATGCTTTTGGAACGATAATTTGAACAACACCGATTTGGTTAGTTGTAGAATCAGAACTACATAATTGCGCTTCCATTACTAATCTAATGTTAGATGGTAACATATCTGCATTAATAGTGATTTGTCTTGCTGAAGAAACTTGTGTGAAGTATCTTACGCAAACTGTATCATTGTTTTCTGCTTCTCCTATATCAAAGTTGTTACCACTAAATACTACTCTTTGAACAGTTCCGTCTGCCTTAGTTACCCAACCATAAATAGTTGAAGTTGATAATTTTAAAGGTGTTCCTGTTTGAACAGTTCCTTGTCCATTAGTTAAAGTTACACTTTCTTCAACAAACATATCTGCACCAGTTTCAGGAGTTGTACCTGTATTAAGTGCTAAGAATTCTAATGAAAATTGAGTTTCATTAATTGTGATATTCATTTCTGCAGTATGATAATAGATATATTGTAATTGATTTCCTCTACCACCACGAACATCTGTATTAGATAATGTTGTTTCTATAGATGAATCTATAAGTGTTTTACCTACGAAAAGTAATGAGTCACTTGAGTCATATCCATAAACATCTGCAACTGATACTAAAAACTTTTTCATTTTATTTCCTCCTTTTAATTTTTTTTATAATAAAAAGGTTTTAACCCTTTATTACCTCTTTGCCCCATTAGGGTTATTGATGCCATCAATTTTGCTTTGCATCTCATCTTTGTCAATTTTAACATCGCCGTACTTATCTTCTTGAGTTAAGTCACTCATCCAATGTTTTATTGAATTTTTGTCTTTAAACTCAACAAAACCACTCATAGAAGCACTTAGATAAATTTCATAATGCATTTTGTGGTCTATTCTACTTAATATTTTAGAAAATTTTCTTATAGTTAATTTATATATATCTTCTAAATTTAAACTTGAAGATATTAAAACACAAAGCATTTGGTCTTCTAATGAGCACATTTTATTTTGATTTTGTTGCATTTTATATTCTTGTGCTTTTTTTAAAGCATCTCTTATTTCTTTTTTTACCGTCTCATCTATTTGTTCTATTTCATTTTGAATACAAATTATATTTTTAATTTTATCAAAATCTTCGCTAGTATATTCTTCTTCTTTAACAGAAAAATATGCCTTTTCTCCTTTTTTATAAAATTTTAAATCATCTTCTTTTTCTATCTTCAAAACCATTTTTAAAAGCATAAAACATAGATATAAAGCAGGAGACTGCTCTTCTTCCGTTAAATAAAATAGATATCTAAGATAAGACATACTAATAATTTTTGGATTAGGTATGCTATTTTTTTCATACAATAAACAAGTAACATAAGCATGAAAGTCTAAATAATGCCTCATTATAGCAGGATATATTTTCAGCCCTTTGTAAGGAACCGGTTCGTCATAAGTTAAATAAAAATCTAGTTCGCTCATAGTTATCCTATATTTAAAGACATTGTTAGCATTTTACCTTTATAAGGTTTCATACCTATAGAAACTATTTCATTGTTACGGCTTCTGCTATTATCAAAATATAAGCAACCCATATTACTTATTTCTGCACCATTCAAAACTCTCAAAAGAATTTGAATAATATCATCTACCCTAGTTGTATAATTTGATAAATGATTAATTTTTGAATGAGTAAAAACTTCAAAATTTATTGAACAAATTCCAACAGTTCTATTTGTAGGAATTAACTCTAAAGGATATATTCTTAAATAAGTAGATTCTTTATAAACAGAATCATCCATAGTAAAATCCATAAAAACATGATAATCCTCTTGGTGTTCTCCTCCTGGATAAATTAACGATGCTTTTTCTTCCATTGTTAAATTAGGCCTGTTCCAAGCATCGGGTTCATCATATTTAAGTAATTTCCACAATTCTTCCGCTTCTTCACTCTTCATTAATAATTCTATTATTCTATATGTAAGTTTTGGCAATTCAGCATACTTTGCATAAGGGTCTTCAACTTTCATTTGCATTAAAATAACCCCCTTAATTTAATTTCCACATCTTTTACATGCTCTCCATCTTTACATCTTACAATAATTGGATAATTTACAAACATCTTATAATTTTTAACTATAAAATGATTGCCATCAATTACATTAATAGCATAATTTTCTCTTGGGACATTAGAAGAATAATCTATAAATTCAAATTCATCGTTTTGTTTAATCCCATTTTTATATAAATAACAACTATATTCTAATTGGTTTCCTTGTAATATGTAATATTGGTCTGGAGAAATATCTATAGAATAATCATCTTCCACAGGCTCATTTGATATTTTTACCACCATATTTTCAAAAACAGAATCATTATCTTCCATAGAAACAGTAACGGTTACTTCTCCTTCTGCTAAGGATATGTATCCTCCAACCTCACTAATTTCTAAAATTGTTTCGTCTGAACTTTTCCATATCACGGGTTTATCAATAACCTTACCATTTTTCATTACAGTAGCGGATAAACTGCCGCTTGTACCAACGGCTAAGTCTGAAATTATATTGTCTATAGATATAGAGAAATTATGCATATATGCATTAGCAAAGCCATTTTCTAAATCATCATATTCTGGATTGATTTGGTAATGTTGAAAATAAAACTCAGTTAAAGTTGGAGATGTGTCATCCATAGTATGAGTATTAAGTTCATTTTTCATTCCGCCAGCATATAATCTTATAGCATATCTTTGATTTGGTGCACCAAATAAAAATTTATCATTTGGTTTAATAGTAGTTGTTCTGCTATTTCTTTGACACCAAATTTTTTGTTCTTCTCTACCAGTAGTTATAGGCGGCGTATCAATGTTATTAGTAAATCTCAATGTTGTATCCATAATGCAAGGTTCATATATTTTATTGCCGTTCTCGTCAAAGAACCTTAAAACATTATTACACCTTCTAACTTCACAGGATACCGCCATATTTTTTGTGTTATCAGTATTTATAACTAACCAATAATCTTCTCCCCATCTAAATTTCATCCCATATGTAGGGGTAGGAAAATCCGGTTTAAATATAAATATTTTATATTCATCAGAATTAACCAGCATAGAAGTATTATAATCAGTAACACTATCTACTCTAATTTCTGGTATCATAATGAATTCGTTTGAACCATAATTTAATTCAAATTCAATTTCATTATAAAAAATGTTCGCAGCATTGTCGAACGAATGTGCCATCATGGCACTAAAATCATTTATATAAGAATCCTTAGGTTTTTTAGAATAAGAACCTTTCCTATAAGCATCATAGTATTTAAGCGTCATTAAAGACCTCTGTTTTCATTTTTTCAATTAAATGAGTACAATGGTTTACCATGTATTTAACTCTATCGTGCTCATCTTTAGTAAAGTCTCTCATTCCATTTAAAATCATTGCAAGTTCATAATAATATTGATTATCTATCCATATTTTGCTAGCACCTGAAACTTTTGTTATCAAAAAAGTTAAATGCTTTTGATAGTTCTCATATGCCTCTTCTGGAGTATAAACAATATCATTATTGATATCTTTGCCTTCATATATTGGTAAAAGTTTCCAACATTGATTTCTTAATATTTTTAAGGATTCATTTATCGCTATGTCGCCTAATTCAAAATTATAACCCATAATTGTCATTCGCCCATTCTTTCCAAGGATTATTTCTTAAACCATAACTTGTCTTTTTATAAGAAACATCCTCATTCATTTGTATGCGGCGCTCCCTCTTGGCATTTAGATTATTTGCCTCTGAATATCTATGGGCTTCATTTTTATTTTGCAACATAGCAGTTATTTGCCTAGTATCGTTAATTTCTTTATCTAACCACATTATATCAGTATAATCTGCTATAATTTCTTTTTCTCTGTCGGTTAGTTCAAAATTAAAGGAACGCATATCGTCGTCTCTATCAGAAAGGTTTTTGACACAGTTATCAAAATTAGGTAGCCCTCTTATCATGAAACCATCCATTATAGTCTTAAATGTGTCCATAGAACCTTTAACATAATCATCATAAGAGCCATATTCTCCGTCTCTTATTTTATTAAATTCAGGTCTAGTTACAGGGTCTACAGGTGGTGTTTGTTGAAGACATGCCTGTTGGTATTCTTCATATGAACTGCTATTAATTACTAAATCATAATTATCTTCCGCAACTATGTTATTCGCAAGCATATTTAATTTATAATCCTCTATAGTAACTAAAGCAAGGTCTATAATTTCATCATAGGTTGTGTTCATATTCTACCTCCCTATTCCATTAAATTTTTACCATTTTGTATCTTTTCTTCAATATCAATATTTAATTCTTGATTAACAATGTAGATTAAATTTCTATCTATCTTTTCCCCTTTAATTATTTTTTGAATTAATATATCAGCAAAAGACTCCTGTTGGCCTCTTGGTATTCCTTGAAATATCTTTTCAAAAGTTTGAACATCTTCTTTAAAAAGTTGAGATAAACCTTTATAATCTAAAATTTTTTCATAATCTTTAGTAAGTCTTTCGTTTTGTATTATATCTTCATCATCAATAAAGACCTTGCCGCCCTTTATAAATGATTTGTTATTTTTTATTATATTTTTTGCATCAGAATAAGGTATCATTTGTTCTTCTCCAAATTCATGGAATGTATAAATTTCTCCTCCGCCATTTCTTGCAGTTGATAAATTTAAAGTTCCAAGACATAAAGATATAAAAAGAACATCTCTATCCATCCCTAAAACTTCTTTTTTAGGACTTTCAACAGATAAATTAGCGTTAACTTTACTCATCATCTCATTAAACAATTCTTTAACTTTATCTTCATCTAAACCTTGCTCTTTTGCCTCATTTGGTTTGTCTTTTTCATCGGCTTTTACAATTTTTAATATCTCAGCCAAAGTATCTTCTATTGTTTTAACTTCTTTTTTTATTTTTTTTATTTCATCAGTATTATTTGCCATTTTTTTCTATTTCTCCTTTTTTTATTAATAGGAGCAGAGAGGGTTTCCCCTCTCAAACACCTGATTATATTACGCTAAGTCGATTTCTCCAACTAAAGCAGTTGTAGCAACACCTACACCGTAACTCTTATAAAGAGTAGCAGTTTGTAGTAAGTTAGCATTGTCATAATTTCCATCAACATTTGATAATGTTGAACCTTCAACGAATACTTTAACTACTTTATCAGTTCCTGGTGAAAGAACATAAATTTTATCATCTGCTAATTTAACTGCAAATTCAGTTGTATAGTCAGCGATTTGTTCTAATTCAACACAAGGTACTCCAAAGAAATCTCTTAAATATCCAACTTTAACATATTCGTCACCTAAAAGGATACGAGTGTTAGTTGATGCTGGTAAAATTTTGCTTAATGCTAATTTAGTTCCTAAGAAAATTGCTTTCTTACCACCATTCCATGCTTCAACCTTTTGTGCTAAAGCGATTGCAGAATCTTGAGAGAATCCTGTAACTTTTAATTGTCCTGCCCCTGCAGTTGCTGGAAGATTATCCATAGCAGCAGCGAAAGCATCATAAATATCATATCTCATTTGAGTTTCTACAGAAAGAACTACTTTAGACATGAATTCTGCTAAACTATAAGTTCCTTTTAATACATCATATAATGCGATGTCTACAGAGATAGCATGAACTTCTGGAACAATAGTTTTTTCACCCTTATATTGTCTTACAAGGTCATAAGTTCTTCTTGCTCTTCCACCTTTTGCAACAACAAATAGGTCTCTTGGTCTCATATCAACTTTTAGACTATCTCCCCATGCTCCATTTTTAATTTCTGCAATTGTTCCTAAATCTTTATATAAAGTATCAGCAAGAACTAAGTCAGTCATTATACTAACGATAGCAAATGCGCTTTCTTTAACATCAGTGAACATGCAATATTGTTTTAAATCCATTTCAGGATTAATTTTTCTACCAGACATATTTTCTATTTCTTTAGTAAAGAATTCTAAAACTGCTTTGTCCATTTCAGCGAAACTTACGCCTTTTGAATTAGCACTTTTACCATTTTTGTAACATTCAAAATATTCTTTGATTTGTGCATATGAATTTCTTCTAGTTTCATCACTGAATTTCATAATTTCGTTTGGTAATCTGTTCATATTTATTTTCCTCCTTCTTATATTTTTTTAAAAATTAGTTAGCAACACATTCAAGTTTGTAAGCAACTATTCTTTGAGAACCAATAGCATTAGCGCTTGCAACTGAAATGTAAGTTGGTTTGATTATTTTGAAACTTAAAGCATTTTCTGTTTGAGTGTTTCCAAATGCTAATTTGAATACTCCATTAGCAGCATTAACATATAATGTAGTTCCTTCATTATAAGTTCCTTCGATTCCGTCAGCACTAATAGTGATAATATCTCCTACTTGTGGTTTAAAAGCACTAAATACTAATCCTTTTGGATTTGTAAATGCTCTTGGGTCTAAAATTCCTGGTTTATATTGATTTCCTGTTGCATCAGTTAAAACTGTATCAATTGGGCTGCTAGCCATCCATAATCCTTTAAGGTTTCCTTCTGCTGGTGCTGCTATTTCATAAACTTGCTCAGAATATTCATCACCTTTAGCAAAAACTGAACCATTTTGTAAATCAGCATTTTCATAAATAAAACTACCATTGTAGATATTTACATTTGTTGCTGCTGTTAAAGTTTGTTCTAAAACTGCGTTCATTTTATTTCCTCCTCTTTATATATTTTTACCATAAACCGTTTGCTTTCTTTTCAGCATTATCGGTAATAGCCATCTTTGTGTATGAAGTTTTATCTTCATCTTTTGCTTCTGTCATTTTTTCAAAAGCGCACGCCTTTACTTTATTTTCAAAAGCAGACATTTCTTCAAGAGAATAATTCTTTGCATCTTCTCTTAAATTAGAAATTTCGTCTTGACTCATTACATCTACAACTTTACAAAGTGCAGCCTCAACTGCTCTCGCTTTGTCTTCTTCTTCATATTTGCAAAGTTTTTCATGAAGAGCACAATTCTCTGCTTCTAATTCTTTAATTCTAGCGTCTTTTTCATCTAAGTCTTTTTCTTCAGATTCTTCCTCAGAAGTTGCTTCCATTTCTTCGCCCTTTTCTTTTTCTTTATAGTCGTCTATTTCAGAGCGTTCGTCTTCTTCTTTTTCCTTTGCTTCTTCTTTGGCATCATCTCTGTCAGACTTTTCATCTTCTTTTTCAGAATCCAAAGTTTCCATCTTTTCTTCTTTTTCAACTTCAACTTTTTCATCTTCCATTTTCTTTTCTTCCTCTGGCATAGATTTACCTCCTTCTTCATTTATTTCAAAATTTTCTGTTGAAAGCCCAAGTTCTCTATAATGTCTAAGTAAATGTTCTTTAACTTTTCCACTAACAATTCCTTCCTGTGATGCTCTTTGAAAAGCAGCAACTACACCTTTAACATTCAACACTAATTCTGACCCTTTTATAGTGTGGTGAGGATATTTCAAATGTTCGCTTGGAGCATCTTCATAACCGCTCTCCACAATTAAATAAGCCTCATTTAATAAACTGCGCTTATTATCTGAATTTAATAGAGGCTCATATAGTGATTTTCCTGGATTTGACCAAGATTCACTATCTATAGCAGATTCTTTGTTATTATTAATTTTTATATCTTTTTCCATATATGTTGTATCATCTGTTTCAACAGGCATCTCTTTTTCAAAATATTTTTTCTTAATACTTTGTGAAGTTAAATGCTTGTCATAAATCTTTTTAGCACTTTCTTTGCTAAATTTAACCATAGTGGCACTCGCACCTTCACAAGCAGGCATATGGTCTGCTCCTAAAACAGTAACTGCATTAAAAATGAATTTCTTAATTTCAGTTTCGTCATTATCTGGGTCATCAGGATATAACTCCTCAAAATCTAATACTTCTATTTCCATAGAAACGCTTTTATTTTTATCTCTTTGAAATATATCATAAGCCCATTTTGCATATAATTTAGGCATTATTGCTTCGGCAACTAAATAGGTTTTTCCATTTTTTTCTACATAATGCATATGAGAACTCTCAGGAAAATATCCTATTAATACTTCATCAACTTCATGACCTTCAAAATCAAAGCCATTAAATCCAGCAACAAGAGGTTTGTTTTTTAAAGTCTCTTGTGCCGCTTTAATAGTATCTAACTTTATAGGTAAATTATGCGCATTGTTTCCATCATGACAAACATAAACTTCTATGATTGCTAAATGATTATCTAATACTTCATCAGAAACTTCTAATCCATCTATGGATAAAGATACTTTAAAAGGTCCTTTTTTCATTATTTCTTACCTCCTTGTATCTTTTTTAAAACTTCTTTAATTTTTTTTGTGTTAGCAAAAATCATATCTTCATCTATTCTGCCTAACAAAGGTATTTTTTCTTTTATTATCTTTTCACCTAATTCTTTATTACACCTGTAAAATTTATTAGATATTTTGCTAATATTATTTATAAACATTATTTAAACACTCCAAAATCATTAATATCGTGGTCAACTTTCATCCAATCTTTAGGAGTATCTCCATAAAGTTCCATCTTATCAATAATTAATAAGAGGTCTTTAGTTATAGGTATAACTTCTAATAAAGCGTTTTCCAAAAATACCAAGGTAGTGTAATCTTCTTCTTCTTTAGCAATCATAATAGATTTTTTTAAATATTTTTCTAAATCTAAATTCATTTCCAATGACTTATTTAAACATTCTAAAGGGCTATCATACACTTGGTCTCCTTTAGGTGTTTCTCCATATATAGTAGTACAATCTCTTGAGTCCATATATTCTGTAATTTTATCTGCAAAAGCAGGCGCCCAATGGGCATAATTATGATGATATAATTCTGCTGTCTTAGGCATTACAAATTTTACAGAAAGGACACTAACTATTCTATCTGCAATACGATTTATATAGAAACAATGAGAAACAACATTTTCTAAAGATGACTTAATTTTTTCACTTATTAATCCTTCCATTATATTTCTCCTCCTCTTTCAATATTTGCTCCGGTAGCCTGAGTTATTGCCGTACTTTCACTTATTTCTGTGCTGCTTTTTCTTGGTCTTCCGGTAACTCTACCAGAGGAATCTCCTGTTCTAGCAGTATTTAAATTTATCATTTGTAATAATTTATCAGTAAATCCAGTCTCTTTTGCTTCTTCTAATTCCCTTTCTAATTCTATTTTGTTTAATCCTATAGAACTAGCAAGTTTGTTTGGAAGTACAATTCCTTTATCTGCATAAGCCATAACTTCTTCTCTTCTACGCTTTTTACTTTCAAAATCACCACTTCCAACGAATTTAAAGAACCATTTATATTTTTTAGTTTTTCTATTAACATAATAGTTTAAAAAGTTAGCAAATTGAGGATAAACAGATTCAACTAATAATTCATCAAGATTCAAACTCAATTGTGTTTCATAAACATTCATTCTTGTATTAGTAGAAAACAAAACTTTGCCTCCACTTAATAAAGAACTTGTTACGGCCATAAAATTTTTATAAGTATCTTTATCTGTATTTTCAAATTCTACACCTTTTATATCTTCGGTTGGTAAAGCCAACACTTTAATTGCTGCTTCTAAACCTTGTGTAGCCAATCCTAAAAATTTACCTAAAACATCTGCATTGATTGCTAATTGATTGGCAACACTTGAAGAACGCTTATCTTGTAGATAAGGTATTTCACTAACAAGTAATTTTCTAGCAGCAGCCATACTTTGATTAACTTGTAAATTTCTCATTAAAGGAACGATTGCCATCTCAGGTAACATTGCCGTATAGAATGGAACTTGTAAATTATGTTTTGGATTGAATTTAAAACACCAGAATCCTTCTTCGGGAGATGTCTGCGTCCACATTCCAAATGTCCCAGTTCTTTTATTTAACTTTCTGCTAGGTAAATAATCTTTTTGTTTTCCATCAACAAACATTTCTTTATACTTCTTTTTGAAAAATTTTGGATAACAATCTATATCTACTTGTGGTTGCAAAAAGTAAGACATATCTACATCATATAGAAGTCCATATTCAAATTTCCCTGTTATCATTGCATATTTCCAAGGAAAATCTTGCAATACAGATTTTGTCTCAAATTCTCTAAACATACAGAAGTATGTTTCACTCATTAAAAGATTCCATAAAACATTTTTAAATTCTGTTCTATAATCAAAATGGTCTAAAAAATCTTTAACTATCTGATAATCTTTTTTATAAGCAGGACTATTATAATCTTTTCCGTTTGCATTTATGCAAGTTAATTCTAAATCAAACGAAGGTAAATTTGCTAAATATTCATGATTTCTTTTATACATTAAACTGCTAAAATAATAAGATTGATTATATCCTATCAATTTATCTTCATTGTCAGCAGGTTGTTTTAAAGCATCCTCCACATTCTCTTTATTTGGTTCTTGTGTATGAATGTTTAAATTTTTCATTAAATCATTTTGCATTAGTGGTGTATAAGCCCCACTATTATAGCCCTTAGCAAATTCTTCTATAGAGAAGGCTTTATTTACTGCTTCTAAAGTTTCAACTACTTCTTCTGGGGTTAATAATATCTCTTTTTCTTTTTTCAATCAAAATCCTCCTCCTTTAATATATATATTTCGCTAAGTAATCTAAAACGTCACTTTTTGGTTTATATTTTTTTGCTTTTCCTTCTTTTTCATATTCATAAACAACAGATAATCCATACATTAAACTTGTTGCACGGTCTCTTTTATTTTGTTGAACTATACGGCCATAAACTAAATTACCATTTGAATTAAATTTTTGAGTTATATTACTTAACTCTTGAACAAGAAAATCTTGCTCTACATGAGTAACTTGCTCTTCGGCACTATAATGTCCATCTTTGTATTTTTCATCTACTTCTTGGCTGTCAACAAGAAGTCTAATATTTCCATCCTCAAAGCAAGTTTTCATATAAGGATAGAATGTATTATTAAATTCTGCATATGCTTTAATGCCTCTAATAATAGGTAAAGCATTTGGCATCATACTCTGAGTTTCTTCATCATCATCACAAATTAGAGGAGGGAATTCTGTTCTATTTCCTTTGGAGTCTTGATAAATCCAAGGCTCTGCTAATAAAGATAATAAACCTTCTCCTGCACTTTGTGCGTCTATCACTAATTTAGTTGTATTAGGAAATCTCACATGCAATAATTCTCTTAAAAATTCTTTTTGCTCTCTAAGTGTTGCTCCGTTCATTACTTTAGTAAAAACTAAATCTTTAGTAAATGTTCCATCTTTTTTAGGAATTAGTTTTATTACATGAGTACAAGCGTTATCCGAACCTGCTCTTCCAGATACAGCAACATCGTGTGTAATGATATATTCATAATTGCAATTCTTAGGCTGTGATAATTCACAACTATATAAACTTCTACACTGAGTTGTAATTTCATATGGATAATAAGAATCATTTGAACTTCCTACGAATACTCCGCAATATTCATAAAGCCAACTGTCCCAAGTAACATTTGGGTCATTCTTTTTGTCTTCCATCTTTTCTCTCGTCCAAAGACCGGCATCTATTCCAACATTATAATCTAAACTAGCAACAAAGTACCTTTTTTTGCCACTTCTCATTGAATTAAAGTATGATAAAAATCTTTGATATAAATCGCAAGTTTTTAACCAAGCAGAAGAAATATACATCATCTTACTTTCTTCAATTTGAGCCTCTTCATATTTTTGCATTGCTGAAATATTGTTTGCTCTAGGAGTATTAGTCATTGGCTCTAATACATCTTTTATTATTGCAGAACGAACCAATCTTGCTTCGTCAACTAATATTAATTGAAAACGCCAACCACGGGCACTATCGCCTTTTCCATTATTACCAAGAGATATTGCTCTTATAGAACTTCCATTTTTAAAGTTTACAATACAATTATCCTGCCCTGTAGTGATAGGAAATTGTATTTCTCTCTTAATATTTTCATATTTAATTAGTTCGCCTTCTATTTTTTGTTTTATAACCATACGGGCTTGATTCCCATTTCCAGAAACTATTCCAATACTAATTCCTGGATATAAGATTGCCATACAGGTCATAAAAATTGCGGCGATGTATGATTTAGTTAAACCTCTGCACATAATAAGCATTATATTAGGATACCTTCCCATTGCTCTAAGCAACAATCTTTGAAAAGGGAATAAATTATCCATACCTAAAATATCAACGGCAAATTTATCTATGTAGTATCTATAATATGAAAGGAATTTCGTCCACTCCTCATAATTTATCTTTTTCATTTTTTTAGGGTCATGACTTAAAGCACTGTCAAAATTATCATATGCTCCTTCTTTTATTGCTCGACTTTTTCTGCTAAAATTTTTATAACTAGCCATTATATACTCTTTTCTATATTGGCAAATTGGTCTAGCAATTTGTCATACATATCTTTATCTTCTGGAACATAAGTTGGTACCCAATTATGTTTTTCAACAGCATCAAAAATTTGACCGAAACTTCCAAGCCCAACATCATTTGCCCCTCTTTGACTTTCTGCAAATTGAGCAGATTTAGATAAATTATCAAACATAGAAACTAAATTTTTATAAGATTTGATATTATCATCCGTTGGCTCTTTAAGCATAGCGGCGTAAGCCTTAGATTTTAATAAAGAAGTTTTTGCTATTTCTTTAGCATAATCCATATGATTAATTGTTGATATATCAAAATCTTTTTTTAAACCATCTATATAATTAGTTAAATATTCAATTTCTTTTTTAGTGTATTCGCCCTGCCACTCTTCATTCCACTCTGGAATGTCATTATAGGCAGAATTTTCTTTTATTTCTACTTTTGTATCTGTTTCTTCGAGTATAGAATCTTCCCATTTTAAATTTTGATATTTAACTTTACTTATTTCTTTCATATACTTTTCTATAAATTTATTTGTATTATTAGCACATACCTCTTTCCATATATCCATAATAAAAGGTTTGTCTAACTCTTTTAAAAAATCCTGAACCTCTTGTAAATTATTTACATCTATATTTGTCTCAACGCATTTTTTACAAAAAGGATAAAAAGGTGTAGTCGAGTTGTTTGCTTTGTAAAAATTTGTTTGAGGTTGATATCTTCCTAATTTTTCACATTTAGGATTTTGACAAACAAGTTTAGGTTCAGATGATTTACCTCTGTATCCCATAAAATCACCTTTCTTTCTAAAATGGCACGACGGCAAGGACTTGCACCCTGATAACTGGTTTTGGAGACCAGTGTCCTACTATTGAACGACCTTCGTGTCTGGTACCGACTCCAGGAATCGAACCCAGAACCTACTGATTACAAGTCAGTTGCCCTACCAATTGAGCCAAGTCGACATGGTCGGATAAGCCGGATTTGAACCAACAACCCCACGCTCCCAAAGCGCATGTTCTACCAAATTGAACTATTATCCGAAATAAAAAAGCCTCATAAAGAGGCGCACTCATTAGAGTGAAAATCCATATTTCTATGCATTAATTAAAAATCTAATTTAATATTATTTTATATGTTTCAGTATGGCCACCATATTCGCTTATACCAAATATTTTACAGGCTGCTTTTGAGCCTTTTAATAATCTATCAGAATAAGGGTCACTACCTATAAAACTAGGGCAAACATTTACTTCTGCATCGCAGGTAAAATTTTCTCCCACTATATTTTCTCTACCACTATGATAATGTGCTAAAAAAACAATATCATAAAAAGTTTTTCTAAGTTGTGATAAATCTTTTAAAGAACTTTCTATATTTTTAATTTGATGACCATGCATCGCAATTATATTATAATTAAAAATTTCAAATTCTATATATTCTTTACCAAAATTAGTATGAATATTTATTCTTTCATTATCCGCTAAAACATCTTTTATATAATTACTAATAATATATTCTATATCTTCTGAAGCAAGTTCACTTGCCTTTGCATTTAAACTCCTAATTTGACTATGATTAGACGTAGGACAATGATAATACTCTATGAAGCAATATTTAGATAATTTATTTAAAAAATTAGAAATTAGTTTAGAAGCATAAATTGTTGCCTCTACTACGCTTGATTCATTTATTTTCAAATCATTTAATCTTAAAATTCCCTGAATAGTATCTCCTAATTCTAATATATGTAATTTACTTATCTGTCTATCTTTAATAAAATCAACCATTCTAGCATATAATATATCAAATCTATTTGCACATTCTTCTAAAGAATAATTATTATTTTCGCTTTCAAAATTTGCTCCACAATGAATATCTGCTATAGTTAATAAATATTCAATTTGATTTTCACCATAAGTATTTATATTTTCATATTCTGGAATTTTAATTTTTGATATATTGTTTTTTATATCTTCATAAAATAATTCAAATCGAGACTGTTGCCTAATATCTCTATTATATTCATTCCTAGTTGTATTTAACTTAATTCTTTCTTTTTGAATGGCTCTTTTTACTTCTTCTAATTCTTTAACATTATCAAATCCTTCATCTTGTATTCTTTTTTTAAAAACATCTTCATAAAAATCTTTTGCGTATTGATAAGGTTTCCTATAAGCGCTAGATGTTCTATATAATTCTTCATCGCTGCCGAATAGTTCTCTATTAATAATGTCTCCAAGTTCATCCCAATTTAAATCTAACAAACCTTTGTCTTTATAATCACAAATTCTCCATATATATTCATTTGTGTTTTCATTATCTAGTTTTTTTAAATTCATCACAAATTCTCCTTTTATTCTATTTCATATAAAGTATTTTAGCATTTTTTCGTGCAAACCCTTTATTTTAGGGCGTTTGCGAACATTTGTACTTTTCCTGTTTTTTTTGTTGATTTGATATATAAAGGGCGCAAGACTTACAATATTTCTTTGAACCGGTTGTTTTTAATATCCACTTTCCACATTCTTCACACTTTTTATATTTATTTGGTTCAAGATATGAATACAGCCAAAATAGCAAATTATCAAAATTGTCTATCTTAAAAGCAATATCTCCTTCATTTTGAACAAAAGGGATATAAAAGTAGTTACTATTTTTAAACCCAACATTTTTATAAAAATTATTTTTTATCAAATAATGAAAGGTTAAATTCTTTTGAATTGACCTTAAAGACTTCAATTTAGCCAAAGCAATTAAATCAGAGTCGCTTTCTCTCACCAAAATACGATTTAAATTATGACTATAAAATTTATAAGAGTCTACAGTTTGACCCCATTTGTAATAAATTAAACTTACAAATAATAAGTCTCTTGCTTTTTTATCCTGTATACTCAAAATTTTCTCCAATTCATCTTTGTAAACAATAACTTCTCTTTCTTTAATATATTCATATTTTAATGCTTTATTATATATCTTTTCATATATTTTATCTTTTTTTTCTTTTGAAAGATAAGCAAATTCACTTCTTGAAAGTTTTCTTAATGAAGAAATAATTTCTTCTTTATTATATCCATTATTAGCCATATATCTTACTAAAACGCATCTTTCAAATCCATGATTTTTTTCTGTTTGATATTTGTTTTTAGTCAAAATATCTAATCCATATAAATCTTCTCTAAATACTATCACTTTTCTTCTCCTCTATAATATACCTTTTTCCTAAATATTCTTCTCCATCTAAACTTTCTTTTACAACATAAGTGTTAGCAGAAGGAATAACATCTATGATATCTTCTTTTAATATATCCCATAAAACATCATAATTTTTTATATTATATTTCTCACACATCTTTACTAAGTAATTAAATAATTCTGACGAAGAGCTAACCAAAGCATCCATTCTTTCTCTTATATTATCTTTTATGCCATACATAATATCTTTAATTATTTCTGTAGTCTCTTCATCCTTTATACCTTCATTTTCTATAAGAGCCTCCACACCTTTATATCCTTTGGTTGATTTAAACTCTCTATATAATTGGTAAATTTTAAATAAGATTTTATCATCACATTTAAAATCTTTATCATAAAACTTTTGTATAATAGAGTCACTTGTGTTTCTATATGAAATATTAAACTCTAAATCTTCAATATGCTTACATAAAATATTCATAGAGCAATCAGTCTCTATAACTGGAGAATACTTTTTATACTTTCTCAAAAAAGATGCCTCTTCATCAGTTTTATTTTCTTTCAATATTAGATTTTTTAAAGACATTCCATAATTTTTAAAACTTAAATTATTAAAAGAATTTTTATAATCTTTGTAATCTTTCATTAATGTTTTATATAAGTAAATAAAGAAGTAAGGTTTCTTTTTAACCACCATAGAGTTATATTTATATTTTTCAGCCTTTATTTCGTCGGTGTCATTCTCATCAATTTTTTCTGGGTACTTCCATTCACGAGGAAACGAAGGAGGAGTTGTTCCTTTAATTTTATCTATTTCTTGCCCTTGAAACATTCTACACATCTTTAATCTTTTTATCATTTCAGAATGTTGTTCCGCATATTCTTCTTTTTCAAATAAAGGTAACATAGAAAACATACTTGTAGAATAATTTGTTATTTGACCAACCTTAGTATCCAATCCCCTTAAATCACACTTTATTTGATTTGGTAAAGTTATTTTTTGAAGAGGAACGGTTTCTTTATCATAAATAATAGGTAACTCTTCTCTTCTGGCTCCTTTTATAAAATATTTATTATCGGTGCTGAAAGCAATATCCCCATCGAAGTCGCTATCTGCAAACCTCATAACGCTAATATCATAAATGCTATAAATCATTCCGCTGTTAATATATCTATACCATTTATCCATTTCATCATTATGAACTAATTTTAAAGGAACAACTTCTGAAGAATAAGTTAAAGGGCTTCGACAACAAACTACTTCTTCAGATGAGGTTCTTATATTCCAAAAATTAGAATAAACACTATTTTCAGGTATCAATCCCTCTGGAGATAATCCAAGAGCATTTCTACACTGTGCAACGGGGTCACTTATCATGAATTGATAATTTCCTTTAACCCATATTCTACCTATTTTTGCTTGTCTTATACTCTCCTTAATAGAATTATAAATTTTTCTTTGAATATATGAATCTTGTAACATAATTGGATTTTTAACTATAGCCTTTGTAAAGGTACTCCCACAAGAGTTAATCATAGACTCTATACTATCATTTTCATTTTTTACTCCTACATTATAAAGCATAGTATATAATTTGTTCCCGCTGCAAATTTTTTGAATCCAATCTTTTGTGTAAGATATCAATCCTTCTATTTCATCTTCACTTAAATTTAAAACTTGAAGATATTGATAATTAGTCAATACATATTCATCATCGAATTCTTTATTATATCTCGCCACTCCCCATTTTAAATTGTATGAATGATGGCAACTAAGATATCCTTCCCAAGAAGAATAATACTTAGCCATTTTAAATTGACTTTCAGATAACAAAACATCTATATCTTCAATATTATACTTATCTCCATATCTATCAGTTATTTCAGTTATGCCATGTTCTTTCGCATAAAGTTTAAAGTCAAACGGAACTAAATTACCTTTTACAAATGCTGTTCTAACTACAAAAGATGATGGAATATAATTTAAATGCATATCTTTAGCCCATAATCTTGCCATTTCTGGGCTTATCAATCCTTGCCCATCTGCACTATTAAGTTTTATATCTTTAAATATTTCTTGAACTTCAACACCGTCTTTAGATTCAATTAGATTAGTAATCTTTTGATTTTTAATTGTTGTAAAAAAATCTTTAATCACACAAACTCTAGGTTCCCTCACCCATAAAACAGAAGAAAAAGATAAAGCAAAATATGCAGAAAGTTTAGCCAAGTTTATAGTTTTTATCTTTCCATCAAGTCCACACATTAAACTTTCTTGCAAATAAGAAAAGATTTCTTCATTAATAAATGTAACAGTATTTCTTCTCATTTGCCCTGAGCCAACCATAAATCTAACATAATGTTTGCCATTTAGGTCGAAGCCATTTCTTGCTAATTTAGCATATTCTTTTTTTGCCATAACTTTAACATTGATAACATCTTTTACAAATAATAAAGAATCTAATTGACCTTGTAAATTTTTAATTTCTAAAGAATTTTCTTTTGAAGAAGGTTCTTTTCTAATTCTTTTCATTTCTTTCCTAATGGCCTGAACTTTATTATATAAAGTTATATGGTCGTCAGAAATGCCATAATATTCTCTTATTTTAGATAAAACTAAATTATCACCTATAGAAACTATGTTTCCATCAATTGATGCCTCTTTAAAAGAATATTTAGAAAGACCAAATAATTTATTAGAAGGAATTTTCATGACATAATATTGGTTTTGTAATACTTTTGCCATTATTCCTCCTGTTTAAATATATCTTCTTCCATAATTGAAAAAGCAATTTTCTTCGCACAGTTTTCTGCTTCTTCAAGAGTAGATAAATTTAGTCTATCATCAAAACTAAAATCATCTAAAGATGTTTCACTAATATGTTTCTTTTGTTCTTCACTTAAAGAATTATTAAAAGGATTTCCATCAGCATCTGTTCTGTCAACCCTATAAGTATAAATCATATCTCTTCCAAATTTAGATAAAGTATAATATATCTCATTTGGATATCTAACATCATCTATAATTACATAATCTACAAAGTCATATACTATTTCTATATCTTCACACACACGACCAACATGGAAGTCCGGTTTATTCATCTTTTTTCTAATAATATCAGTTCCAAGTTTTTGTAGTAATGTTCTTCCTAATTCATCTTTTTGTCCATTCCATCCACAGTAATCTTTTGCTATTTCTTTTAAATACTTAGCATATCTTGTAATAACAACTTTATATCCATTATTTTCAAAAACTTCCTTCATTTTATTGGCAGCAGTAGTTTTACCATTTTCAGCCTTACCACTTATTAATATTATTTTTTTCATAATTATTTCTCCTCTTTTTCTAAAGTTCTTATATTATAATCTTCATAAAAATCTAATATATCTTTTAAGTTAGACCAATCTTTAATTACATAAATATTATCTATTTCTATAAGTCGATTGCTTTCCAACTCATTTTCAACATATAAAATTTTTAAACTAGATTTGCCGTTCATATCTAATAATTTATCACTAATATAAATATCACAAAAAGCATCTTTTTCTTTTTTATCTGTGAAAATTATATTGTAATTATCTGCGTTAATTATAGTTTTATATAAGTTAGGTTTAATATATAAACCAGAAAAAATATCATCTATTAATAATGACTGACTTTTTTCTTGATGTTTCTTTACTTCATCTAAGACTTTGTTAAAACCATATTTAAAAGCAACTTCCCTTTTTATACATACGGTTTTCATTAATCCTCCTTCTTGCTACTCTTAACTTAATTACATTATACCACATTTCGTCGTAAAAAGCAATATATTTTTGTGACGAATCTTGACTAAAAAAACAAGATGTGATATAATTACAATGGTGATAGTATGGACTTTAAATATGAAACAGTTACAATTAATAAAATAGACCTTAATATCATTATTGATGAAGAAGGAGTTAAGTGGTATCCACTAAGTCGTTTTTTTCAAAAAGTTCTTTTAAAAGCAGAAGAAGCAAAAAATTTTAATAAGACTGCTATTTCTAAAGATATGAGATTGTGGCCTATTAAAGAACCTACTCCGGCAGTTACAAATATTTGGTATATAAAAGAATCAACTTTAATTAAAATATTAAAAAATATTCAAGTAAACCCATACACAGAGAAGACAATAGATAGAGAAAGGGCTTTACACGGCGCTCTTAAATATTTTGGTATAAAAAGACAAGACCGTGGGAATATGTATACCGTAGTAACCCCAACACCAAAAGAGTATTCTGAATGGGAAATGCTATGTTTTGAATTTGACAATGATATAAAAGCAAATATAATTTGGAAAATGTGCGATAAATGTAAGAGATATTTTCCTTGCTCTAAATATTATTTTCAATCTGAAACGTATGCCAAAATTACAAATACATGCTTAGAATGTTGCGGAGAAGAATTAATTAATAAAAATCCTGACATACAAGCCATGAAAAATTTTAATAGAATGGAACTTGTAAAATATATAAGAGAAGATAAACCAGTAGCCTTATATAAAGAGATAGAAAAAGAACACTTCCCATATGAACTTCATTTCTTTTACAATAGAAGCAGAGTGTTAGAAGTTTTAAAATATATTGAGGGCAGAAAGAGAATCACTGGAGAAGGTGGATTTTATATTTCTAAGATAGCAAGTACATTAAATATGCATACTAATAAATTAAAATATATCATTGGAGATAGTTATAAAATAGGTTCAACTGGGCCTCTGCCAGAACATGTTTATAGATATATTCCGGATGACCTTACAGAAGAAGAAAAAAGAAAAAAAGAGTTTCTTGAAAGAAATAAAGAGGAGAGAAAAAAAGCAAAGAGAAAGAGAGATATAGAAAATTATAAAGAAAGACAGAGAATGAAACATGCAATTAAAATGCAAGAAGAAACTAAAAAAATTATAAAATGGTGTGAAGAAAATGATTTTGAATCATTACCAAAATCTGTTCTTTCAAAATATTTTACAGGATTAGAATATGCTTTCATTACTCCTTCAGGCATACACATATTAACGCACGAGCCTCAAGAAGCAAAAAAAATATTTATACATAAAATCCCTTTAAAAATTGATGGATTTAATAGAGTACAAAAAGAAATGGAGGAAGCAAAAAAAGAATATGAAAATTAACATAGTAGATGCAATATGTGGAACGGGTAAAAGCACCAGTTTAATAAATATGATAAATGAAGACAATTCAAATAATAAGTATTTATATATTACTCCTTTTCTAACAGAAGTTGAAAGAATTAAAATTTCTTGCTATCAAAAACATTTTAGAGAGCCAAAAATTGGCCCTGGAAAAAATAAGTTAAAAAGTATTAAAGAATTATTTAAAAAAGGAGAAAATATCGTTTCGACTCACGCCTTATTTAGAAAAATAACTCCAGAAATAATTGAAATAATAAAAAAGCAAAACTATATCTTAATTATGGATGAGGTAGCAGATGTTTTAGATACATTAGATATTACCAGTGATGATTTAAAAACAATAATAGATAAATACGTTTCACTTGATGAAAATAACATATTAAAATGGACCGCAGAAACTTATGAGGGTAAATTTTCTGGATATAAAGAGATTATAGAAAATAATAGGGTTGTAGCGGCAAAAGATGAAAAAGGAAAAATTAATTCTCTCATTAAATTTTTTCCTATAGAAATTTTTAAATCATTTAAAGAGATGTATTTATTAACTTATATGTTTGATTGCCAAGTTCAAAAATATTATTTTGATATGTATAATGTTAAGTATAAATATTGGTATATAAAAGATTTTCATCTTACTGAAGAAGTTCAACAATATAATGAAAGAGCAATAAAAAATCTAATTAAAATATGCTATATAGAAAAATTAAATTCAATAGGTTCCACAAAAGGAGCATTATCCCTTGCCTGGTTTGAAAGAAACAAAAATGACAGAATAATAATCCAATTAAAAAACAATATTTATAATTTTTTTAGAAATGTCGTAAACCTTCCTTCTAACAAAGTGCTATGGACAACATTTAAAACCTCCAAAGAAGAAATGAAAGGAAAGGGATTTGCTAAAAGTTTCGTCTCTTTAAATATAAGAGCCACCAATCAATATTCAGACAGAATTGCAATAGCATATGCCGCCAATAGGTATTTAAATCCATTAATAAAAAATTATTTTTCTAATAATGGTATAAAAGTAAATGATAATAGATATGCTTTATCAGAACTAATTCAATTCATATTTAGAAGCGCTGTAAGAAATAATAAAGAAATTTTAATATATATACCTTCAAAAAGAATGAGAAAACTTCTTCAAGAATGGATTGACAAATAAATATATTATGTTATTATTATATTAACAAGAAAGGGGATATTATGATTGAGTTACTATTAGTTTTATTAATAGCACCAAAGATATTTAACTTTTCAAATGATAGTTCGGCATTAAAAAGAAGTTGGAATAAACAGAGAAAAAGAAACCAAAATTTCTAAAAAAAAAGAAAGGTTATTTACTTTCTTTTTTTTATACATTCTTCACATAAAACTTTTTCTTTATGTCCTTTTCATATTTACCACAGTTATCGCACTTGTCTTTATAACTATTTTTCTTCATATTCAAAAGTTTGCCCAAAAACAAAATTTACAGGAAGAACATCAACTATTTTTATATCTTTATTCTTTTTTAACTTTAATTCGTCATCATAATTCTCTAAGTAATATTTTAATTTATTCTCTATATTCACATTTTTATTAATGATGAATTCTGAACCTTCTTGCCCAGGAATAGAAACTTCAACACATATATCCATACCGCAACCTTTAGTCAATCTAAAAAATCTTTCTAATTCTTGCTTGTCAAGTTCTTTTTCCTTATATCCAAATTTTAATGTTCCTATTTTTTCACCATCAAAGTAGACAAAAATTCTATTATAATCATCTATTTCTAGTTGACATCTTTTATAAATACCTTTTCTAACGCCTGCAGCGAAAAGAAATCCTCTAATGAAAGATAACTTTTCTTCAATTATTTCAAGCACTCTATCCCTAAATTCTTCTATTGCAGTGAATAATTTATCTGGCCAAGGAGTGATTAAGAAATCTCTTCCTGCCAACCCTGATATTATTAATATTATTTGTTTGTCAAATTCTAAAGTTTTTAAAATTTTATTTACTTCTTCACTTTTCATAAAATTACCTCCTTCTTTTTCATTGATGAATACATTATATCACTTAATTTGAATTATTTTGTTCTAATTCTTTTTCTATCTTTTCCACATCAACTCCTAAAACATTATAACTTTCTTTAAAATATTCTTTAACAAATTTTCTTTGAGTCGGAGTTATAAGTTTTAATTCTTTTTCAGTGTCATGTTTCCAAGTTCCATAAGGGCATCCCATACAGCCAGTTCTACAAATATGATTATAGACCTCTGGTATTTCGATGTTGTATCTTTTATAAATTTCATTCATTATATCATCAGACATATCCCACAAAGGTGTAAAAGTCCCTTTTTTATTTAAACAAGATTGATATTTGCTTTTTCTGGAAATACTTTCTCCTCCTCTTATACCAAGAATGGGCTTTAAACCACTTTCCTCTTCAAAATCATGAGCAGGTTTTTTCTTTAAATAAGTACAACACTTTGGACTTACTCTATGCAGTTCTCCACTCAATAGTAATCTTTTCGCCTTATCACTCAATCTGAACATAGTAGGAGTTCCATCTTTATTTACACCCTCTATTCTTTCTATGGTGCTTTTAGCACGACTTCCCCTTTGATACCTATCTATAAAATCATCTTGCAATTTACTAAAACAGGGGCTTCCATATTTTTCTTTAATTTCAAAAGGTTTTAATTTAGGAAGGAGAACTATGTCGCAATTTTTTAAAATTCTTTTTAATATTTCATGATGTTCCATATAAGTATTGATACCAACTATTTTAATTTGGTCATCTTGAAGAATCTCTTTAATAAACCAATATAAAAAATGGCTATCCTTCCCTCCGCTATAAGATAAATAATATTTATTAAAATCTATTTTTTCTTTAAATCTTTGCATTAATTTAATTAAATAATCATCATAATAATCTGTTTTATTAAGAATATCCATTTTTTTGTTCAATTCAATTCCAGAGTCATTTAATTCTCTTAATTCTTTTATTGTCAACATAATAATCCACCTCTAATTCTGACTTATCCCTTCTTCTATTTTTATGCGTTCTGTTATTTAAACAGTATTCACATTCCCAAGGATTCCTACTTCTTCCTTTTCTACCACCATGATTTCTGCAATGCATATCCACCGCTTTAGCATAATTTCCATGCTCACGACCAAAAGGTTTCCTTTTTTCCTTTCTGTGTTCGATTGCTTTCTCTAATCCCATACATATCACTCCTTATCTTTAAGAGTTATTTGTAATCTTTTTAAAACCTCTTCATGAATTATTCCATCTATCCTGTTATATACTTCGTCCATAACTGATATTAAAAAACTTCTTCTTTTATATCCATCTTGACCATATTTTATTTGGCTTAATATTTCTTTTTCAATCATATGTTGTAACCTATTTTCATCATTAAGACACTTGTCTACTTCTTTTTTTACAGTATTCTTTACAACTTCTAATGCCATTTCTCTAACTTCCTCTTTTGTTAAACCTAAATAATTATGAATATAATTTTTAATATCTTTGTAGTTTTCTATTTCAAAGTTCGTCTTCGTCATCTACATCACCAACCTTGATACAAGAACAAAGTGCAAAACCCGTGAAACTTCCAACTACAAGTCCTAGCAAAAACACCCAAATCATAATCATTTATCCTCCTTTCTAAAATTTTCTTCATATAAAGGTTCTTCGCTTGAAATCAAAATTTTCCCTTCGTCCCAATCAATTCCAATATTTATATCTTTTACATTTACACAAAAAGTTCCAAAATATCCTGATTTAGGAACGGTCAATATTTTTACTTTCCAATTTTCAGGATTATAAGCGACAGAATTATTAGTTAATAATTTCCTTCTTTTTAATTCATCATATATTTCATCTATTTTATTTACAAAATCTTTAAAGTTCATAATAATTCTAATATCTCCTTACACATATCTCTCTTGGCTTTATCTATGGTATATATATGAAAACCCTTTTTAGACTTATTCATGCTTGCTTGCAATTCTTGAATTTTAGAAACCAAATAATTCTTCAAGACTTCTACTTTCTTTTGCTCTTCTTCTTTCATGAACTATTTTTCTCCCTTCTTCTTCCCTAATTTTATTTATATATGTCATTTTTAATCTCAATCTTTTATAAGCGTTGTTGAGATGAACATGAACCATTTGTCTTGTAATCCCATATAAAACAGATATTTCATCTGCACTGAATCCTTCAAAATAATATTTTATAATTATTTCTTTTTGTCTTTTTGTTAAGAAATTTTCAACACAATATTTTAAATCTTCTTTTTGTATATTTAATATTGCTTCCTTCTCAGTATTTTGTTTTTCATCTTCTATAAAATCCCCTAGTTCATCTTCTTCGTTTTCTTTACTTATATAAGAATTTAAACTAATATTATATTTGCCTTTAATTCTTTTGTCTCTATTTTCAAAGCATAATTCTTTACAAATTTCATTTTTAATACACTTTACATAATATGTACTGCGTTGGTATCCCTTAGTTTTGTCATATGTTTTTATACCTTTAGCAAGTCCAACTAATCCTACATCAAAATATTCATCTTCTTTATTTCTTAAATTCATTTGATTTAATACTAAATAAATAAGTCCACGGTCATCTCTTTCATTCATTGTCAATTTCCTCAAAAAGAATATTCATAGGTTTATCACAATTAGAAGAAACATAAAAAGGAGTTTTATCATCATTTTTAAGACCTTTGGTTGCTAAGTCAACAAGTTCATTAATAATATCTTTTAAATTCTTTGTATCATCATATCCGTCATAGTCACATCCTATATCAATAATCATTTCTAAATATTTGTCTTTAATTTTTATCTGTCTTTCTTCTGACATGCTGAACCTCCTCAATCTCTTTATTTAATTCTAAAACCCTCTGATGCCAGTAAGATACTCCAACCATGCGATTTAAAATCTCATCTCTTTCAGTAATAAGTTCTTCTAAAGTTTTAAGTTCTTTAATCTCTACATTCTTAACATACGGTTGGTCAAAAACTTCTCTATATTCTTCAATATCATTCGTAACTAAATTTATGACATTGTATTGTGTCTCTATGATGATTTTATACATGATGCCTCCTGCTAATCTTCCCTTTCTTTTTTATTTGTCAAATATACAGTAACTTCACAGTCATAATCCGGATTATATTGAATATAATCTACATAACTGTTTATTATTTCTTCAGATAATATTTGTTTACATCTATCCCAAGTATACTCTTTATGACCAAAATCCCATATACCAAACTCAAACCACTTGTCTCTATAAGAATCATCTGATGGTGGATATATTCTAATAATACAAGTGTCATTGCATAAATCATTTTTATCTCCAATAGATTCATTAACATATCTAAAATTATATGTTTTTATAAACTGTTCAAATGTTATGTTATTCATTATTATTCCTCCTCTCTTGAGCTACTCATTCTAATCCCAAAAGTATATGGCTGCGTCACTAATTTATTAAGAGTCCACTCCAACATTTTATAGTCTCTTTCAAGAGTCCTATAATTTTCTTTTAAGTCTTCATAATCACAAAGCATATTGGTAATGGCTAACCCAGAGATAAGTGGCACATAAGCATCAGTCTTAAACCCGAGCATGTCATAAATTAAACATCTATAAGAACAACCCTCGTCTTGAATAAGACCAGCAATAGTGTCGAAAACTTTTTTAGTTTGGTCTAATCTTATATCATATTCACTCATTTTTTCCATAAAAATCACCTCAAAAGTTATTTAATCTTTGAATTTTATATAAAATTTCTTCACTTTCCCCCGTAATAGCATCAAAATAATCTAATTTTATTGAATTATCTTTAATAATTAATGAATTTATCGTGTTATTTTTTAAATTTCTTGCTAATAATTCTAAAAAATCAAATCCATGCATTACTTTTTCAAAAGGTTCTTCATAATAAGTTCCCGTTATTTCTATTCTATAATCACTATAAATATCTATATTCATAATTTATCCTTCCCATTTTCCAATATGTATAATAGGTGCTTGGTCACATTTGCTTAGTGATAAAAGTCCTTTGTATCTGCTTCTTTCTCCAGTAAATATAGTAAATGTTTGGCCAATTAAATGATTATATAAGCACCATCTTTTTTCATTAATCTAATTCCTCTAACTGTGCCATAACGGCTTCCATTTCTGCCTTGCTATATCTATAATAAGGAGCAAATTGAACTCTCTTATCATTGATATTAAACATAACTCTAATTATTTGAACCCCCCGGTTCATCTCTTTTTTTTCATATATAATCATATCTGGGTTATATTTTTTTGGTAATTTTTCATATCCTAATCTTTTAAATTTTTTCGCTGGTTTAACTTTTATTTCCATATTATTTATACCTCCTTTGGTTTAGTAATGCCATAATAACTCATATTATTTAATATATTTTTATCTTTTTCTTTTACTGCTTTTATACAATTAACTAGCATATCGCCTGCTTTGCCTTGTGCAATTCTATAAGCAATATCTTCATCCGTTGCTTTAATTTCAATATCTTTAATAAAATTAATTTGTGCTTTCAATCTTACTCTATACTTATTCATTTATATTTCTCCTTTAACTTTTGTATTTCATCTTTTACAATATTCCAAGCATAATCTTCTAGCGTTTCTTTTAACCATTCTTCTAATTCGGCAACAATTCCTATATCTTCAAGTCTATATCCAATTATAGTATCTTCTCTACGGTTATTACTTCTTTCTAAATATTCAATTCTTTCTTGAAATTTTTGATTTTCTTGTTGTAATTTCTTCACATACTCTAAATCATCAAGATTTAATTTATTTGCAGTATCATCACATTGCATATCGTTTAAATATTCTCCAAATTTCAAATAATTGTTTTCTTCAATTACTATTAATTCAGTACTTGGTAATTTGTATTTCATTCTGACACCTCATTTAATAATTTATTTTCCAACCAATTGTCTTGGATTGTAGAAATCCAACCACAATGAACTGCTTTTATACTACCATCAGGTCTATAAAATTTTTGAGCGTCCCAACCTTTATAAAGCTGTATTCCAAAATCTACTTTGCCATTTTTGATACTATATCTTAATACATCACTTACAATAATTATGAAATCAATTTTTTGTGCAACCAAATGTCTTATAAACTCTCTTACTTGATTAAAGGGTGGATTAGTTATTACTAAATCATATTTTGAATAATCAATATTTCTCCATTCTTTGTCATCATATTTAACATCGTAATAACAATCTTTTAAGTATTTATAAATATTGCTATTTTTGTTATCACATGGACAAATAATTTTTTTACCTCTCAAATCATACTTATGCAATTCTCTTACGCAATCTTTGTACATTGTGTAAAATTCATCATCTAAGGTTTTTCTTTTACAAGTTTTTATTTGTTGCACTCTAACACCTCCTTTAACATATCTAATACTTCAGCATAATTATCAGCAATAGCAATACCATTGACATTAATATATTCTTCAGTACATAAGAAGTTTTTTATACATTCTCTTAATTTATCTATTCTTTCTTGTTGTTTTTTACTTTTATTCTCAAGTTTTTCATAAGCATGAGCAAGAGCACATACATACCAAAGTTGTTCTTCGTTAAAAGTGTCGACGACTTTCATTTCGTCCACATCATCAAGCACAGGAATTTTTACAGTTATATATTTTCTCATAATTATTGCACCCCTTGATATTCTGCTTCACATCCATGACATACAAATGTATCATCATCATAATGAGTGAATACATTAGCATTGCAGTGAGGACAATGAAAATTTTTACCAGAGACGCTAACCATAGAGCAGTTGCTAATTATTGAGTGTCTTATTTTTAATAAATTCTCTAAATTGTAATTCATGTTTTCTATTTCGATTACATCATCCTCTTTTAATAAATCTTTTATGTTTTCTTCATACATAGATTTAGCATTTTCAAGCGCTCTATAATCTTTTTCTAGTTGTGTCTCATCATATCTCTTTTGTAATCTTTTAATCCATTCTTCTTTAAGTCTTAAACTAGGACAAATAACTTTAAAAAAATGTTTTCTCTTTTTTAATTCTTCTCTTACTTCTTTATGAGAACTAATAAAAACATCATAACCTTGTTTTGATAAACTTATAGCAACATCACAATAAGTTTTATACCAATCATCCTCATGTTTAAAGTTGCTACTTTCTAAATCAATATATTTGTCTGTCCCTCCAAGACTTGATTTGCCAATTCCTTGATAACCTACGTATATCATAATTAATCCTCTTTCTTTACATTAAGTTCATTCATTAAAATATCAACTTCTTCCTTTTCTTTTTATTAACTTCGGTCAATATATATTTAGCCAGTATATCCAAATTTGGTAATACCTGTCCATAAACATCAATTTTAAATTCATTGTCTTTAATTGAAACAAGGCCTTTACATATAATTTCATATTCTGCCTTACTACAAAAAGCATAAAACAGAGCACTCCTTAAATCTTCTCTAAACTTTTCATAAGTCTCATATTTCTTTAATGCAACATTTAACCACTTATCAAAATTTACGCTGTTAAATATATTAAATTGTCTTATCTGGTCTGAATTAAAATCGTGTTCTAAAACGTACCACTCCAAATTTTCAGCCATCATAATCTTCTCCTTTCTAGGTTTGATTTCCTCTTCTCTCACAGTGTCCATCCTCCATAAGCCCAGTGGCCGTTTATTTGTCCACAGTCTTTGCATATACAATCATATTCACAAACCACACCTTCAGGAATGTTCCACCCTCCAATCTCATAATGTCCGTTTTCTAAATTAGTTGAATCACACTTAATGCATTTAATTGGAGTTAAATCTTCTCTTAAATATCCCTGGTCTATTAAATATTCAACACATTCTTCTGTGGTCATATCTTTAGTTATTTTTAGAAGTTCCTCTTTCATAAGTTCCCCTCTATCTTGTAGCGTGGTTTCATATTCTTTTCATTCCTTCTACTGGGTAACTCTGTATATATTCTTTTACATCTTTTAGATTGCTAAATATTCTAATTTTATTGCTTTCATCTTTAATGCTCTTAATACAACATTTATTACCAAGCAAGTAAACATATTTGAATATACTATTTTCTATCTTTAATCTTCTCCCGTTATATATTGTTGTTCTATTGCTAAGGCAAGTAATGTAATTTCCAAGTTCTAAAAACTCTTTCCTTGTCATTATGTCCTCCCTTTATCTTGATTACATTGTATCATATTAAGCCCCTAAAGTCAAGTTATTTTGAACCAAAAAAGTTGGCGGCGGGATTAAGGGGTCAGTCGCTCTACTGTCACGAGATAATGAAAAATAGTGCTCTATTTTTTATGTTGTTCTTTAATATATATTTAAGGAAGATACCTGTTTTTCCCAGTAAATATGCGGCTTTCTTGAAAATTCTAGCACTTTTGAGGTGCTAAAAAGGTGCTAAAATTAATAATAATGCTAATAAATACACAAGCATTTTTAGGGTGCTATCGCCCCCCAAAAGCGAAATAGCATCCCGTTAAGAAAATGTGCAGTGTATGTCCAACGAGCATTATCTATTTATGTTTTCTGTTTGCTCAAACCGTTTTAACGGAACTCTTTAACGCCTTGAGGGCTAAGAGTTCTCGAGGACTAATTTCGCAAACATAAAATATTATATTAGGAGCATTATTTATCATGATGTTGTTATTAGGAGCATTATTTATTATATTATTGTAATAAGGAGTATTATTATTAATATATTTATTATAAGGAGTATTATTGATAATATTATTGTTATTAGGAGTATACTTATTATTAATTATTTATTATAGGAGCATACTTATTAATTATTGTTATTAGGAGCATATTTATAAAAAGTAATAGTTAAATATACTATTTAAGATATTTACTATTAAGTAATAATATTTTATTAGGAGCATTATATTTAATAGTATACTATACATTTTAAGAGCATTAATGATAAGTTAGTGATATTATACGGGTAGGATATGGAACTCTGTTGTATGGGCTTGAAATGATGCTTAAACGGGAGTTTTTTCTAACAAGAGTTCCTGATTGAAAGTGCTTAATAGGGTTTTATGTCTAGTAAGTGATTTTTTTTGTAAAGTGCTCCCATATTTAATAAGATAACTTTTTATTATTTAATCATTTTTTAAAAAGTGATATTTTTTAAAATTCTTTTTTTCCTGATGCACTTTTTACACTTTTTTTTAATTCTATCTTTTTTTATAACACTACTAAAAAAAAAGAAGT